ACTTAAAAAATATCTCAGAAAAATACGCTCACAAAGTATTTTTAGTGTTTATCACATTGTTATTAATAACAATAATTTCGGTTGTCTTATCATTTATTAAATCATAATTTATAATTTTAAGGTATTTATATGTGATGAAGATAAAAATCACAGAAAATCAATATAATTTAATATCAACTGTCTTATCAGAAGCGTTTGGTAAAGGTGATTCATTTGCAACTTTCATCAGAGGTGAATTGAAGAGGATATACTCACCGTTAGGTAAATGGGGTAAAGCCCCCAATCCTGATGATAATTGTATTACCGAAGAAGGAGTTATTGGAATATTTCCTCACTCAGATGAAGATACTTGGTCTATTTTAAATAGATTCGACACCAATTCTAAAGTTAAAAAAGAGATTGAATCAATATTTGAATCGTCTGATTATGAAGACAAAACTGAATCAGGATTTAGAACTTGGATTTCTTTAAACTCTAATGAGTTGTTTGGACCTGATGGAGAATATACTCAAAGATTAGTTGACCTTAACACTGAAACAGTTATTAAAGGTAATAGAAATGAATTATACGCAGTTAGTATAATTGGTAATAGATTTCCTGACGCCAAAATAAAAAGATATTGTTCAGGTGATATAAGAGACACAAGAAAAGGTATGGACATCTCAGTTGAGATAGGTGATGTAAATTTAAATTACCAGGTTAAACCTTTTTCATCTGTAACTAGTTTTATTGATGATGAAGGTGATACTTTTTTTGAAGTTAAGTCTTATGTTGATGTTACAAAATATTCAGAGAAAAATGTAAATGTGTTTATGTTCGTTGATAGTACTAATAATCAATTTATAAGTTTTGCGAACGTAAAACGTAAGATAGGTAAAGTTGGTGCTAATACTATTAGATTTTATGAAGCCCCTTTGGAAACAAATATGACATTTAAGACAAGAAAGAAAAAGAGTAGTTTAAATGTCGCATCAAAATTATATGGTTTAGATGATAAGAAATTAGAGAATATTGATTTTAGATTAAATTCTTTAGCAAACTTAAAGAAAAAGTATTTAAAGAAAAAACCCTAATTATTAGGGTTTTTTTTATTGTTTTTCCAATCTAACCAAAATCCTAACGCAACTATTATATTCATACCAAAAGAGGCAATTATTTCATAAATGTCCTCATATACATTCATAGTTAAATGTACGTGACCAATAACCCAAAAAGGTATTGATAGGTTAGTCGCAATCCAAATTATTGTAAAGATAATAAATTGTTTCATATTAAAACCCTGTAATTTCTTTTCGTTTAACTATGCCCAAAATATCTAAGTAGAAATCTTCAAGGTCTCTTTGACCTGATTTTATTTGGTCAATTATTTCTTGTCTTTTATATCCTGTATTTTTGTCAATAAAATCAATCATTTCTTCATCGGTAATACCTTCAGGTTTGGTAGGTTCAGGAACACATTCGTGGTCTCTTTCTGTGGTACCAATATCTTCGATAAATAACCCTGTTTCACCAACAATTTGTTCAAATTTAGGTATCATTGTTTCTTCATACCATTCTTCAAATACGTGTATAACAAATGATTCTCTAACACTGAATATCGATTGTATTGATTTAATAAGATTCTGAGACACAATTAGATGACCACCATCAAATTTATTATTATCAAAATAATATACTGCGGTTATAGATTCAACACCATCAACACACCAATCCTCACGAAGATTACCGTAGTTACGAGATTTTTTACCAACCTTTCTATTACCATTTGAAATGTATTGATTTAAATATTTTTCAATCCCTGACTGTAAAGCGGGACTACTTTTCATAAATCGTTTATACTGTTGTTCTGTAATTACTATCTTCATTAATAATAAATACTTCGTTAGATAATAATAAACCCCCACATTTCTGTGAGGGTTTGTTAATTATACTAATTCTAACTCTTCTTGTTTTAGTAGTTCGTAAGCTCTCGCTAATCTTGTCATCCCTATTCCTCCACCATATCTTGGGAAGAACTCCATCGATAAGAATTCTTCTAATTCTTTCTCAACTCTTTCTTTACCGAATAGTTCAAATAATTTAGCACAATATCCACCATTTTCAATTGTGTAGAACATCTCTCTCATTTTTTCAACATCACAACTTCTTTCAGCAGAACCAATTGTTTCTTGCCCATATAATATGACATCAACTTTGTTGAAAATTCCATTTGTACCGTGTTTCATATTCCAAAATGGATTAGTTCTTAGTGGGAAATGTTGTAATGAAATTGATTCACTAATCTCATTCCACATTTTAGTTTCGTGTTCGTTCTCTAAAATCTCCGTATTATATTCCGCACATAAACTTTCATAAGTAGCAGACTTTGGTTTATTAAACCCTAAATAAACTAATAGTTCTTCTTCTAACTTTACTAAATCAGACATAGTTCCTTTAGATTCAAATTCAAACATCGGGAAGATTAATTCGTGTCTACCAGGTATCGGAGTTTTTTCTTCTCTATATGAAGTTGATACACAAAATACTCCATTCCACTCAGGATTTTTAAGTAACTCATACTCTAACCACATCTGTCCTGTTTGTGGTAGTGGCCAAATTTCACCTGAATACTCAAATGTCTTAACCGAATGTGGGTTTTCACAAGCAGCTAAAATCGATAATCTTGATTGGGTTGGAACCTCAATAAAACCTTTATCAAGGAAAAATCCTCTCATCTTTTGAACTAGTTCGTTGTACGTCTTAGTGTTTCTCATTTTTTCTTTTTTTTTATTTATTGTTTATTGTTTATTAGAATCGTATGGGCAAAAAAAATCCCTTCAATAAATGAAGGGATTATTTTCAGACGTAAAGTCTGTATTATTTTCATAGTTTCTTAGTCTCAGTTTTCTATTCATTAGGTATAAATATATAATACTTTTGTAAAAGGTAAACTATTCTTCAAACATTCCTTTTTCAGTAACCGACATAAAATCACATATTACAGGGATACCTGTTTGTTTAGTTACAATAATAAACATTTGTAGATTTATAGCTTCTTTCATTTCTTCATCAACTTCCCATCCAAAATCCTCGTTAGTATGAGCATCATAGACATTATCAATCACAACACCATCACCGTGGTCAATATCAACAATACCATTTCCATCAACTTCAGCGTCAAACCAAAAATTTTCAATAATATCTATATTAAAATCACCACTTATTCTAAACCCACTAACTTTAAATTTAAAATCATAAGTTCCTAACTCAGCTCTATAAATCTTATTAGAAAACTGTTCTAACATTTTGTAAACAGTTTCTATTCCTCCGTACCACTCAACTAACCATTTTAGTACCGTTGACCAATAATCGTTCACACCAAATAGTTTTAAGGTGGAATCTGAAACATCAGGTCCATTCTTATCCCAATACTTAAATATTGGGGATTTAAGGTGGTCCACAGAATGTTTAGATTTCTGTAATAAATTATATTGTTGTTCGGTAATTATTATTTTCATTATTGATAAATACTTTATTAAATATATTTATTAAGGTATGATAAACGAAATCAAAATAAATAAACAATCATTAATGCACGACCTTATGATTATGGACTATAATCACGAGGATGCAGAATATGAACTTAATTCATTATTAGATTGGTTTAAATCATTACCCAACACATTAGAATTATATAGAATCATATACGTTGATAGTGAAAATCAAATCAATGTTAAACAACCTGGTTCTCATTACTCCCTTAATAAAGATGAGTTATTATCATCTCACACCTACTCCTCAGGATATGGTGATTTGAAGTATCTTATAACTGTTTCGGCAAGTAAATCATTAGTAGATGTTCAAGATACATTATCAAATAACATTTTGTACCCTAATGAGTTGGAAATTACTCTAAAGAATAAAGGTAAGGGTGCTAAAATAATATCTTTAACACTATTATCTGAACCCATAGACGATACTAATCCTGATGATTCAATATTATTTGAACAGAAATCAAATAATGATGTGTCTAAACTTCTTACTAAACTAGTTAATGAGCACGGGGTTTACAAAGCGATGGAAATGACAGGTTTAAACGTTATTCAATTGTTTGATAGATTAGGTAATAACATTATTATCGATTCTGAAATGGCCAGTGACTTATTGAGATTGTTGTGGAATAAAAATTTTCTCCCTAAAAAGGTAAATAACTTTAAATTATATTTTGAAAGTTTTGATGGTGTTCTTTACTGGCATTTAGATACTGAAGCGGAAGAAGCACAAGCGATGTGTACTCCGTTTTGGGAAGGTAATAAATCAGTCCCAATTGATTTTGATTACTACACAGTAAAAAAAGATGGTGGTAGTGAGGAACATAATCCTCAGTGGTACAAAAGTATACCGTATGAAGACAATTTTGATTCAATACAAGATTTAATTGATTGGTTCAAAGAGTGGTATATACCTGTGGTATATCACCAATTAAATAATTTTATGAAAAAAGCGAGAAAAGAATTTAGAGATAACTAATTCTTAGGACCTGGAAAGGTTAATTCAATATCAACACCAACGTTTGGAATCCACTGTTCAATCTTACTAAGTATATCTTCTTCCATTCTATCCCAAGACCAACTTGGTAAATCATCTCTCCAATATACTCTTTCCCATTCATCTAAATTAGACTCACCAATAAGGATGTCATCAATTATTAATTTAATTGTACCTGAAAATTCACCATCACCTTCTTCCCATAAAGATATTTTATCTATATGATAACCAATATGGTAATCAACCATATCGTCATTGTCTGAGTAAGGCATAGAATATGAATCGTCAAACTCACCTACCTTACCAACAACTTTCACTATCGCTTTAATCATTGGATGTGTTTGAGGTAGTCTATAGTCAGTCTCTTCTCTTAATATTTGTTTGATTAATTCTCTCACATTTATAAATACTCAGTAAATAAAAAACCTACTCTTCAGTAGGTTCTTCATCGTCTATTTCCCAACCATCTTCTTCGTACCAATATTCAGCACAAGGATAAGGTCTTCCTTTGTCGTCAAGATATACCCATATCTTATCATCTTTAGTTATCTTTGGCATATAGTCATCACCAGGATGTTCAACCCATCTCCAATCTTTACCCTCTTCTCCTTCAGGAATTTCAGGGTTATCTAGCGGAGGGTGGTAAGCATTTACATCAAAATAACGCCAATTACAAGAACATCCAATGTCCTCAGGTGAACTTATACAATCATCACATAAGTATGGGTTACCACCTCCTGAAAATCCAGGGGCGTAAACCCATACCGCCATTTTACCACAATCACAAAGTTTTTTATTTTTCATTCAATAAGAATTTGTTTGAAATTGCTTTAAAACTAATTGTTCTATCAGAACTTCTAATAACAATCCCTTCTCTATCAAAAGAAAAATTTAACACTGATTTATCATCCGCAACCTTCAACATATCTTCAACAGTTTCAGGTAATGTAAAGTTAGTATCTAATACAGGTACTGTTTCTAAGTCCATACCATTAATCAAGGCAATAAACTCACCCAATCCTAAGTACTCTTGAGTGTCGATGTTAAATGCGTTGAAGAATTTAACCGTTTGTCCTTTAATCTTGTAAGGATTACCTTGAATACCTTCTCCAATCAACTCACCTTGTAAACAAATGTTATTGTCTAAAGTACCTAATTTTTCTTCCAACATCAACTCACGAGCCACTTTCCAAAAAGTGTTACCTTCGGTTTCAAGTAACTCTAAATTACGAGAACACACACCAAAGATACCGTCTTTGAAGTAGTATGTTGCTGAAGAACCGTCTAACTTCTCGGTTACATAGAACTTCATACCTTCTTTGTTTTGAGTCTTAAATAACTCATACTCGGACGCTAAGTTTTGAATTCTCTCCTCATCTGTTTTACGGATGAAAGATGGGAATAAACCTTTAACTTTACCAGCAAGTTCTGCAGGAATTGGTGGTTCGTATTTAACAATCCCCAACATCTCAGTTACGTCTAACCCTTCAAATGGTGTTACGTAAATGTTAGTGTCAGTAGGATTCAAAACACTGATAGGTAAAATCAAACCTTGAGATACTTGACCTCTAAGTTTAATTGTTTTTAATCGGAAACCTTCTTGGTCTCCCATTTTTTTGTAAGAACTCTTACGTAAGAATTCAAACTCTTCTTTGATTGGTAAGAATGAGTCAATCTCACAGTAGATAACCATATCACCAATTTTGTGACCTACATTCTTAGCAACCACAACTTTCCATCCATCAACGATGGCAAGTTCAATCATATCGGCTTCAGGTATTTTTTGGATGTCGTTAATCACCCTAACACTTGCTAATTTCCTTTCCATTTTATATTTATTTTTTCTATTTTCTCAATTAATTCGTCAAGATTAAAATCACTTTTAATTCTATTGCACATAAAACAACACGGTTTAGAATTTTCTTTAGTATAACCAACCGAATTATCAATTCTATCTAAACTATTACAAACAACCCAATTATCAGTATTTTTACTGTATCTTCTCCTTGTATAACCATAATGTTTATCTTTTGGTTCATCACCACAAAGGTAACAATTTTGTTTGGTTAATTCAACAAAAGTTTCATAGTCAAGTTCGAATAATAAATTTCTACTTTTAGCACCGTTTTTTAGTGAATTGTATAATTTTTTGCGGCCCGTTTCAGGATTTGATTCACCTCCATTATTACAACCACAACTTTTAGATTGACCATTTCTTAAATTAGTTCCTGGTATTTCTTTAATGTTACCACATTCACATTCACATAACCAATACGAAGAACCTGATGCAGTTTTTTTTTCGGACTTATTTATAACTAATAATTTACCAAATTTATTACCTATTTCATTTTTTCTTTTTTCCATACCAATAAATACTGCGTAAATACACATTACGCACCATTTTTAGGTTAATTTTTATTTTATAAGTACCATATTTGTATTCGCTACTGGGGCTCTGAATACAGGAATTGCTGAAGTTGAATTTTCATCTGTTTTTTGCATTACCTCATAAAATCCTAATTCGGAACATTTCACTGTTGAGACGTTATCAAATGTTTCTAAAACTTTTGAATCTCCTCTTGAACCTGATAGTAAAACTACTCTTTTAAGTGTTGTGTTGAATGTTAGTGTTTGCATAATTTAAATTTTTTTTCTGTTAATATTCGTCTTAATTCTCGTTCGGCTTTAGTATATAAAGATAAGTCTTTAGAGTTGAGTAAACCTTTGGTGAAGTTGTTAACCAACTTCTCCGATGTCTCTAAGTGTTCTTGGGTTTCACAAGAATTCACAACTCTTTTAACCCATTCTAAATTTTTTTCAAAAGTTACATTATATTCTGTCGTCATAATTACAAGTTATTTACTTTATGACAAAGATACGAATTTTTTTTTAAAATAAAAATCTAATTTACTATAATACTCGTGAGTCTTATATTTTTTTATGGCACATCCAATTTTACACGCAAAATCATCAGCTAAAAAGTTTGGTGGTAAATGGGAAGATTACATACATTTACACAATTGGTTAGACGAAACCAAAGGGTGGTACGCACATTCCATTCATAGAATGTTTAGACACCACAGTGAAGGTATTTTTGAAATGCAAGAAAGGTTTGGTCCTACATTTATCAATAGTGATGGTAAAACTGTCTACACTCGTTATGTTGGAGAACAACACGTTAAGGAAGATTGTTTCAATTACATACCATCCGCAAAAGAATGGTTACAAGCTTTAGATTCAAAAGAAAAACCAATTTGGATGTTAAAAACAATGGAAATAAACGTAGAAGATTAATATTTATTAATAAAAAAAAATATGGGTCTAAATAAATTAAGTGACGAGGATATTAAAATATTACAAACATTCTCAATGTACATACAAAGTTATGGTTCTAAAGTAGTTAGAACTACTCTTGAAGTTAGTACTGATGGTGAATTTTATGACGATATTTACGGTTGGAATGGTGATGGTAGTAGAATAACAATACCATCGTATGAATCAATCGACGAATTAATTTTAAAAATTATAGAAGAAGAAAATTTTGTAAACAATTATTTTGATAGTGATGATAGAGGTAATATCACACCAATAATTAACGCAAATGCCCAAACATTAACTTTCAGTGCCGACATATATGTTACAAAAGGAGACCCTGTTGGAGGTACTTTTGATTCCGAGGATTTACCTGAATATGTTTTAAAGTGGATTAGAGAAAACAGAGAAAATGAAAGTTATAAGTTTGGTACTATAAGTTACCAAGGCGGTGGTGATGACGGTTATTTGGAATCGGATATTATAGTTAATGGTAATTCAGGTCATAGTTATCCTGAAAATGTACACGATTGGTTAATTCACACAATAACAGGTTTTGGTGATTGGTACAATAATGAAGGGGGTCAAGGTGAAGTTCACATTGATTTCATTAATGAAGAAGTATCAATAGAAGGTGAAATAAATTACGAAACTGAAGATACTCAAAAATTAGATTACTACGCTTCGTTCAAATAATTAATAAATTCATCAATAGACATAACCCCATCAATCCCTTCGATTAGTATGGGGTTTTTCTTTTTACCACCTTCAACCATATTTTTAACAACCATATAAAACTTACAAGGTTGTTCCACTTTTAGTTTCATCATCAAAGCATTATATGACTTCTGTTTCAATCTATCACTACGATAAGTTGTCAAATTTGTTACCGTTATTTGATTTTCCTTTGTTTGAACTATTGTGTTTCATATCTTTATTTTATATAATAATAAGAAATATTTTTTAAATAAAAAACCCCTCCGAAGAGGGGTTGGTCAGGCTACTAAGTTCAATAAATTATTCTAAAAAGAATTTTAAGTGTTGATAAGCGAAGTTTGAAATGGCAATTTTTGACTAAAGGACTGTTACAGTATCAAAATCTTCTCATCTGTTAGCTCAATTTCATAATAGAAGTTGTAGATAACCATAAAGGTTATATAATCTATATCCCTGTTCGCACTGACGGCTTTAGATTTCAGTCACCGCATTGTGGGTGTCCAAAATATCTTGGATTTCCTCGATTTGAGCTTCGATGTGTTTAACCATCTCGTCTCTTTCAACGATTCCAATTTCGGCAACCATAATAGATGGTGGTAATTCACTATCCCATCTACCTCGGGTAACCTTTCCTTCTTGACAGTTAAGAGATTTTAATCTCGAAGCCATCGATTTCAATTCTGACAATCTAAAAATCTTGTCATATACAGTAGCGTTTGCTCTGTGGATTTTGGTTTTTAACTCAACCAACTCATTAACTGATGAGTTGTACGCTTCCAACGCTTCTCGAGTGTCGTAAGGTTTTTTAGTACCTTCTTCAACTGAATTGTACGCTGAAAGTTTTTGGTAGTTTTCACTAACCTGAAGAACTAACTTGTTCTTTAACTTTAAGGCTTTCTTAATATTCATATTGTCTGTCTATCTTTGTTTTAAGAATATAAGTGATTATTCAAAAAAGTCAAATTAGTTATTTAATTAAAAAGATTTTCTAAATAAACAAACATAGGTTCTAAGTCCTTGTTTGCAGTGTGACGACCAATCATCAATTCAAAATCTTGATGTTCTTTTTTATACATTTCAAACATACGAGATTTAGTCATCTTTGAGTATTGTACGTTCGCAATACGGTCACATAGTTTAACAAATACCGCACCTGGAGTTTGACGTATTCCTTCGTAGTATTTAACACCACCACGTTCTTTACGATTCTTACCTTTCTCGTTGGTAACTGCGTAAACAATATCCGCAGCTTCTTGACCCAAATGATTCATAACATCATTGTAAGATACTCGAGTATCCTCAATCAAGTCGTGACCCCAAGTCGCCAACATACAAGCTTGCATTAATGTAACTTGTTCTTGTCTTGGTCCACGATACGGTTCACCTGTGTAGTAATCTACCTCGTTGTCTAACAAATAATTAAAATCTTTTGCCACCTCATTAACCATACGAAGATGAAACTCATACGGAAGATAGGTGTCATACATATGGTTTGTGTTTCTGTGTTGGTCTATACACCATTGTTGTTTATCCATAATCTTGTCTTTTATATTACAAAGATAATATTTTATTTGGTAAGTTCAAAGTAAAAAGTGATTGGATGTGGTGTTTCTTGAACTAAATTGTATTTTTTAGCAAACCTGAAGTTGGGATTGTATTCATTTAACCTTCTAAGTTGTTCCCCAATTTCTTTTCTAAACTGTTCAACCGAGTGAGATGATTTCCATTTGTTACATACACGACAAGTTGGTAAAAGATTACTAATATCATTCATCTCTTTGTCTGTATACTTTTTTTGTATCTTCATCTTAAAATGAAATTGCGATACAATGTGGTCAACCTGCATTTCTTTGAATTCTATTTCACACCCACAGTAACCGCAGTGTCCACCACATTTATCGTAAACTTCTTGTCTATTAATCTTCTTCAACTTCTTCAGGATTAAACTGTTCGAAATGGGTGTTCTCATCCATCTCTTTCCATCCACCTTCACCTTCCATATAGGTGAAAGCTAATGTTACAATACAACTTCTTAAACCATCCAACTCCCTTTGGATATAGTCAGGGTCAATGATGATTTGTGGGTCCCAACTAGCATCGGTGATTCTACTATTTAGTTTTTCTGCGAGAGAGTTGTAATTAAATAACAACTGTCTCCTCAATCCATCCATACTTACTGTCATACTAATTCTCCTTTTCGTTTAAACGTTTAACAACTTCATCCTCAATTCTAACTAAGAAGTTAATATCCTTTTCAACCATATCGTTAATCTTACCCCCAAATCTACCCATAACATCATATAGGTTGGTGTAGAATCTACACATATTAAACTTCAACTTGATTTGAGTGTACTTGAATCCAGGGACTTTTGTTAATCCTTCAAACACTTCATCAAGATATTCGATAACTGCTGGTATTGCAATATCAAGCCCGTAGTGACCTTCTTCAAGATATTCTCCATATTTTTCATTAAATTCATTAGTCGTCATATTCTTCTTCATAACTTTCAATTTTATCATTAACGTATTCACGTATTTTTTTCATACTCTCCAAAAACTCCAATCGTAATTTATGGAACTCCTCATCCTTAATTTCCTCAAAACTTGAGTAATGTTCAAAACAATAATCAATACCTTCATTTCCCATTCGGTACTGAACCATTTGCCAATCTTCCAATTCTTCTAAAGTCATAATATTAATTTTTACAAAAGTAGATATTTTCAGGGAAACTTCCAAACACAAATTTAGTTACGTCACAAAGCCACATATCTAATTTGTATTCAAGACCCATATAACTAACCAATTTATACCAAGCACCTGTACCCATTTCCCATCCTTCTAACGTACCCAAATATTTCATTTCAAGTATCTCAGAACCTTCAAAAGGGACGGTAGATAATGTAAGAAATACCGTTTCCTCTCCTTGAGACAGTAACTCAAGGAATAAATCGGCACCTGCAACCATTTCCAATTCATCAACACTACCCTCCCATTCAGGTAAATCAACATACCATCGACCGACTTCAGTTTTATAAAATTTGAACGTTCTCCTCATTATTGTTCCATTGTTGGTTTTAACCACATTAATTTATTCTCAAAGATATATCTTTTAAGTCTTGGGTAATCATTCAAAGTATCCAAAGTGTCCATCGTATCGTGTTTGAAACACTTATACAACTCTTCTCGGATTCTCTCAGAAGAAACAACCTTCATCTTATTTTCATAGTCGTAGTTGTTGATATAGTAATCTAAGTGTCTCAAACTAAATCCTTTGGTGATTGCAAAACGAATCGCTCTTAAAATACGAAGTGGGTCATCGTCAAATGTTTGTTTTGTCGGTAGTGGAGTAGTCAAAACCATTTTATCTAAGTCCTTCATTCCACCAAACAAATCTATAATCTCACCATCATCACCTTTCGCCATCGCATTAACAGTAAAGTCCCTACGTTCTAAATCGTCTTTAAGAGTCCCTGGTATTACGATAGGTGTTCTTGTACCTTCCACATACCCAATCTCTTTTCGAGCCATTACGAAGTCGGCAACACCTTGATACTTGTGGTCTTTTGGGAACTTAGCTCTAACGGTAAAACAATCAGGTGTTGATAGGAAAATATCAAACTTCTCATTAGTTAGGTATGTTTCCAAAACCACGAACATCTCGTGTGCGGTTTTGTATCTATCCAATAACGTATCGTTAGGGACTGCAACATAGTCCACATCCTTGGATTGAAGACCTAAAATCTCATCCCTAACTTTTCCACCAACTTCATAAAATTTAAACATACTACAAACTTAATATTTTTTCTTTAATTTTCCTAACCCAACTTTTCTTTTCAGGTTTACTAACTGGTAATACAAGACTAGATTGATTGAATAAATCTCTACCACCGCCTAACATCATTTCTATTCTTTCTCTTTCAACCTCCATCCTTCTTTTTTCATATTCCTCTCTAATACGTTCCTGACCAGCCCATCTCATAAACCTTTCATATCTAGGATGAACTACTATTATACCATTTCTCGGTCTAAAAGTGTAAGGGTCGTAACCACTACCTTGTGTTAATACCTTTTGAAACAGTTCGAAGTATGTCATTCTAACACACTTTTGAGTGTATTCATTAATTCTGATTAATATATTAAAATTACAAAACTCAGTAATATCAAACCATTCAAGTAATTTATCTGTAGTTGCCAGAATCGCCTCCAACATAATATTAGGATTACGATATTCGTTTCTAATATCAAAAACCAATTCATAGTTTTCATATGTTTTATACATACATAAACCCTGTAGTAACTCACCGCAGTTATCCTGTTCAGTAATCCGAATTGTAATCCGAATTAGATTATTGAATATGTCGGTAATACGGTCTTCTCGATTATGGTACATACAATACGGTTGGGTTTTTCTTTTGAATATCAATATCAGGATATCTTTCCTTAAACTTCATAACATTAAATGGTTGAGTAATGATGTGGATACCACTCTTAGTTTTAATGAAGGTCATACCTTGCTCCTTCTTAGCTTCAAGTTGTAATTCATTAATATACTCTCTCATTGAGATGTAATACGAATCGTGATTAAAACTATCTATCGATACGTTATCGATGTCAATTACCCATCTCTTCTCATTAGTTTTGATTTGTCCGACAACACTATCGAATAATCCTTTCTGATTGTGTACTCCGTTTTTGATTCTTTCTGCGAGTGACATCATCATATCTAAAGAAACATCACTGTGGTTTTGTTTCTGTACGTGAATGTAAGCTCGGGCATTGAACATCTCACAAAGTTGCTTAATCTCGTCGTATCTTTTCTCAAGATACTGAACACTATCCACACAATAAGTTTTGATAGTTCTAACTGACTGGTGGTTATCTCTTTCCCCCTCAGGTTGGTCCTTCTTCCTCTTAAACACATAAAGCATATAAAAGTCACCTTCTTTCTCGAAGTTAAGCAGGGTCTTAATTACGTTTATATTATCTATCATAGAGCAAATATAAGAAATTAATTTTAAACCGCAATATTTATAGTTATGAAAATTACTATTACAGAACAACAATATAAAATATTGGTCGAGGACGCTCAGATTGAACCGTCTAAAACCGCAGTCAAAAATATCTGTACTGCGGAAAAATTCTGTAGTAGTCAAGGTAAAATTACTTTTGGTCAGTTAAGAGCACTTGTTGAGGCGGGTAAAAAAGAAAGACTTCTTAAACATATTGGTGAAGGGGGATTTAAAGCAATGATTAGAATTGTTCCTTGGTTTTTACCTCAGGCGGCGATTGCAGGGTTCATTGGTTCAACTGCAAGAGCTTTAAACAAATTATTTAAACCAGCACTTACTGAAACTGAATCTTATAAAACTTGGTGGGGTAAAGTAGTTTTAAAGTCATTTAAACTATCCGAAGGTGAGTTGAACTTGGAAGACCCATTCTCAAGAATATTCTTTATATCTGATGGTCTTATGACAATGTTAGATGATAAGTATAAAGTTAAGTTCGCTAACCATATTTCAGATATCGCATCATCAATGGATGATAATACCGAAGTACCTGAATTATTTGTAGAAAATGAATTAAGGAAATGGGTTAATGATAAATTCTTTTTAGACCCACCCTTACCTGAAAAAATAATACAATAAAAAAACCCTCTTTCGAGGGTTTCTTTTTTTACATCATCTTCAAGATGACTTCGGTTCTACCATCCCATTTGATGATTCTTGATTTTGGAATCCAAAATTCCATCTCACCGATTTCCTCAACTTTCGCCAAGTACTCATCACGGAATCTTTCGGCTTGACTTGCGTCTGTGATGTACTCAACTCCCATATGTTTAGCACAAGTCTTACCCATTCTTGTCAACATTGAGAACTCGTCAGTCAAGGTCTTAGCACAACACATACAAACATCACCACGTTTAACTGTCATCTTACCTGAGAACTTAACCGCTTTTGGTGACACCGCCAACACCTTAGTGATGTCAATCAAGATTGGGTTGAACTTAAGTTCGTAAGTCTCTCTCAAACCTTGTCCGATGGTACGTCCGATTTTGATAGTCTCACCGATAGTTGGGATGTTCAAGTTAACAGTGTTCGCTTTAGTATCCTCTTTTTGGATTTGTCCAATAGCCGCACTCACTTGTTTGTCCGACAATTTACCATACTTCTCAAGTTTAGATTGGATTTCTTTAACGAAAGAGTTCTCTCCTTGGTAAGATTGGATTCTCTTCATATCCTCGGTCATCTCAACCTGTTTAGCCTCAACAGGGGCGTTTAAGATTTTTTCAACTGCGTTTGCCTGAGCTTGAGTTAAAGAACCGTACTTTGCAACCGCGTCTTTCATTTTATTGATGAAAGAGTTTTGACCTTTGTAATTCTGAACTTTTTGGGTGATGGTAGATGTCATAGTTGTATCGTTTTGTGAATACAAAGATACAACAATAATCCGAATCTACAAGGAATTTTTTAAAATTATTTTTCTTTTTCGTGAATGAAGTTGAATTTCACGTTAGACCTGTCTTCAATGTTTTTACCCCAAGGTTGGTGTTTTCCTACGTAGTTAGTGAAGTCACTTTGAATAACCCTAACAATGTTCTTTTCAACCTTTTCTTTTGTTACACCAGGTAATTCACCTTTTGTGTAGTTTTCAGGTGTTTTAACGGCTTTGTTACCATCGCGTCTATTAACTTCCATAACGTTAACATCAACAACAATTTTACCGTCTTCTTCTCTAACATCAGTTATTTTAAATTTAACTTTAAATCCAACATCGTTAGGATTAACATCATTACGGTCTTCCCATCCTACCTGAGAAGTAACGTTTTTAGGTCTTTTACTGATTAAACTTTCTTTATCCTTAACCGCACTTTTGACTTTGTTTTTCATTATATCATCAAGAGTTGCAGACCTTTCAAGTTTTGACATCTCATCTTGAGTAACAAGTACCACATCTTTACCAATGTTACTATCATATTTAACAGGATTAGCATTAGACATTTGTCTACCTGTTGAACTTGAGTATCTTCTTGTTACCTCGTACCACACACCTTGTTTGAACAGATATACAGGATACCATCCATAAGAATAAACCGCGTAAACTCCCAAGCCTTAGTGTTTGGTATTGTTCTACTTCTGAACTCTTTAACACCTTTAAAATTTTCGTGAGTTAAGTTCTCGTAGTCTCCGTCTTCTCTATAGTTAAGAGCAAACATCTCATAGTAAAACGCCGCTAACGCAGGGTCTAATCCCATACTTTTCAAAGTTGTGGTAATTAATTCCATTAACTTTGGTTTTGTTTTAGCGTCCTTCTTTTTACTATTAATATATTTGAATAACATAATCTCAGTACGACTTAAAGGATTCGTACCAGTATTTTGTTCTCTTAATATTTTACGGATTATTTCTCTCATATGTTATAAATATTCAGGAAATAAAAAAACCCTCATAAGAGGGTTTTAATTATTGAGTTAACATTAAACATATCACAGGACAACTATAAGTCTTAGGACCTGTACTACTATGATTGTAAGTGTAAGCAACCGTATGCGGTTCGTCAAACAATATCTCACCAACTTTTTCCTCTATTCCTTCCAATTCATATGACCCATCAACATCTATTATAAACAACCTAGGTACATTAGAGAATCTTGCTTCATCACCCAACTCCATAAGATATCTTGTAACCTCATACGGTTGTTCTAAAGCAACTTCTCTCCAATTATCACCATAGGTATCCATAAACTGATTAGTAACACTCCTTGAGACCTTTTGGTCGAATCCAATACCGTGTATATAGAAATCAATCCCACCTCTATGTGAGAATGTTGGGATAATATCTTGGTCGGCATTGAAGATTAGATATTCAAGGTAATCGTTCCTAAGTGTATTGAATATCTTTAGGTATGAGAACTTTTCAACGTCCTTCTGAGTTCGTCTTAAACCCTCCTCAAATTTACTTTCGTCAGATACTGACGGATAAACAACGGTCTTAACCGCATAAGCATCAAACTGTCCAGATACGAACGGCCACTTGTAATCGGTATAACCCATATCAAAATACTTTTTCTTGAATTGGTTAAATGTTTTTTTAGCCGATTTACCTCTCAAGTACTTCTCAGTATTTTTAAACATATCTCTAAGGACCTGTTTAGCCGACTCATATTCCCAGTTGTCAATTATAAACTGCGTTACATCAGTAAGTTGTTTGTTATCTATCACCTCCAAACCTTTACGGTTTAACTTGGTAGGGACATTCCATACATCTTTCATAGACAATAAGAAAGCAAGTTGGGTCTCCCTCGACCCGAGGATTAACCCAACCTGTTCTTTTGTTATACCGTTCTTTATATTCATATTAGTTTTGAGTGAAGGCTTTGTCTGCCCAAGTTTTAGCTCCCATACGCTCCCAAATTTGCATATCACACATTTCAGGGAATGACTCTCTCATAGTTCCTACAGTCAACGCCTCCAAGAAACCTTTGTCGATTGAGTACCATTTACCACCTTTGGTTGTGAACACGTTCATCCATTGACCATACTCGTTCTTAGCTTGGATATTTACAAGGGTGTTTTTCTTGTACCCACGGATAACACTTGCTGGTGTTCCTTTGGTATCGTGAATAGATACGAATCCTGCTTGACATTTTCCTGCGATACGGAATTCGTATTCTTTGTCGCCATCTTTCAAATGGTTAGATACCATTACGTTGATGACTTTATCTTTGATTCGAGTCTTGAATGAGCCGTAGAATACGTCTCCTGCCATAGTTCCTTCAGTTACTTTGATGATTGGGGTGGTGGTGTTTGTAGTTGTCATATCTTTATCGTTTAGAATACAAAGATACAATAAATTTCCGAACTGCCAAAACTATTTGTAAAATTCTATCATTTCTTTTGCGTGATTGATTAAAGACTGTTCAACATTAGGTACTTTATATAGAAATGATAATTCATATTCGTAGGCTAATATCTCTTCTCTAACAACGTCACCTTCTTTACATTGTCTCCATCTAAACATATGAAATGATTCGTGAACAATAACCGCAGCAATGTTATTAATAGAATTTAATCTCATATCTTTTTGAGATATCATAATTGTGGTCTTATCCTCCAACGTTGAAAAGTCCCCGTTCCAAAATGTAATATGTTTACAGTTACTCATTAAACTGTCATATTTTTTAGGGTCATAGGTTTTGATAACAATTAATGCGGAATCAACTTTTGACTTCCAATTGTCCCCTATATCATCAATCTTAATTTGTGAGTATAAATTAAAACTTGTTAGGAGTAAGATTAGTAATAGAATGTGTCTCATACTAATAAGTATAATAAAAAACCCCCAACAAGTGGGGGTTTTAGTTATTTTAAATTTCTTAATTTATAAAGTGTCGAATATATTAACTCCTCAACGGTATCAATTTGGTTCTGTATGTAAGAATCTTTACAACAGTCTCTTTTACTACTGACCATTTCTCCAAGGTCCTTAAAGTATTTAATAAGTTGTTCTACATTTTTATAATCTTTAAACTCATAAGATTTGTAACCTTTAAGTAAGTCGTACTTACCTTGGTAACTTTCAATAATTCCATCTAATCTACCACCTATCTCAGTGTAATATCCTCCAAGTGCCATATGTTCAGCAAATGAGGTCTGTGATTTAGTTTGTAAATGAAACATATGTACTTGTGTTTCTGAGTGGAATAGTTCAGAAACCATCTCAACTAATTTTTTTTCACTGTTATTTTTTTGTTCTGTAACAACGTTCGTACTTTTAGAGGTACCACCTAATATTTCTTTTTTTGTAAATTCCATTTTGTTTCTTGTTTAGTAATAAATATTTGTAAATAAGAAAAAAAGTAGTATCTTTGTTATATGAAATATATCGTATCCATATTATTCTTGTTTGTCTCAGTTTCTTTGTTCGGTCAAAACATCGATTACAGTAACTTTGATAAAAAATTGTTCGAGAATACTTTGTTTGAGGTTCTTAACGAAAGACGTGAATCTAAAGGTGTTGATACTTTGGTTTGGTCTAAAGTTTTGTACAAAGAGGTTTCTGTTCATAATATGAATATCATCACAAAGACTAACAAGTTACACCACCCTGATTTCAGTGCGGCTTGGGATTCTTTACGTGTTCGTCAATTATTGGCTAACGAGTCTGATAAAGTTATTGGTGGTAAAACTTTTGTTAGTTCAACTACAGGTCCTTTCATCACTTACTTTGAAAACGTTTATTGGACTATCAAATCTGATATGACTTATCGTCAATTAGCCGAAAAGGTCATCAACGCTTGGGAAAAATCTCCATCACACAATGCGGTACAATACGCTAGCTTACTACAAAAAGGTAAACCTGGTATGGCGTCTTGTACTATTGGATTTGTAAAAGGTACTGATGACTTATATGTAATCTTTAACTTTGTAGAAATCTACAGAAAATAAAAAAGGAGTCCTAAGACTCCTTTTTTTTATTTTTCAACTTTAATGTTATCTAATTTGAATGTTGGTAATTTAACCATAAATCGTCTGTTTTTTAAAGTCTCATCAGTACTTTTAGAATTTGGCCATTTTTTACCAGGGTCAAACTCATCGGTCTCTCCCATACCTTTACCAACAAAATTACCAATTTCAGGTAACTTCTCATTAAGTATCTTAGCAATTTCATCCGCTCTACCCTGAGATAAACATAAATTATACTGTCCCCTAGTTCCATCACCATAACCTCTACAAGGACCATACTTACCTTGTACTTTTTGTTTAGGGTCTCCATCAATTGATGAGTATGCTAAAACTGTAATTGGATTTTGTTTTAAGAAATTAATATATTTGTTATACATATCTTCACCGTATGTAGAGCTAACTTCTTTAATTTGGGATACAAACATATTAATACTATCAATAGAATCTTGTTGTAATTGTATGGTGTCAAAGATAAATGGTTCTGCGTTTTTATTATCCAAAGTAATACTAACAACACGTTCTGTAGTCGTATCACCTGTATATACAGGTTGTTTGAATATTGAACCAGTGTTCCCAATTTTAAAAGCTTTTAAATATAATTTTGAGTTTCCTACTTCAAAGTTGAACATCATTTTTTTAGCAACTTGGATACTAAATAAATTTGAACCTTGTCCGTCAGTAGTAAGTCCAGAACCAAATGGAATTTGTTCATTAATACCGTAACCATCTTTACCATTGGAAAGTCCTCCAACAATACTAACGTATCCAAATTGTCTGTTTTGAGGAACCATAAAGCAACTAGCCATCGCGGCATCTACTTGTTCCTTAATATAAGGATGTCTTTCAAAAAGTATTTTGTAGTCAGGATTTTCATACACAGGTCCTAAGTATTCTGATATTGGGTTATCCCCCATATCAATGTAAGCCACTTCTGTAACCCATTGTCTTCTATCAGATTCATAGTTCATAACAATATCTTTACCACTAACTTTACCATCAAATAAAACTGATAAAATAACAGGTTCGTCATCACCACCTGATTTCCATTTTAATGTTAGACTTGAAAAAATTTCGTTTTGTTTTTCGGAAATAATTTTATTAATTTCCTTTTCAAGACTTATTACTGCTTGTTGGTCGGTTAATGTTCCACTATTAGTTGTTTTTTGTTCTGAGATAACTCTCTTAACTATTCGATATAAGTCAGACTCAGTTAATTTTATAACTCTACCCATTTTAAATATTTTACTTATAAATATTAGGATTTTCTAATTTGATTTAAATAATCAACAACTTCCTGTAATTTATCGGCGTCTTCGGGATTGAATAAAAACTCATCGAAAGCTCCATATCTACATTTATACCCAAAAATATATTTAAAACCATATTTAACTCTTTCCCAAAATGGTCTTTTATTTAAATGGATGTGTGAATAAACTATTGGGTACCCATCGTCTTCACTATATAAAATAATCATTTGGTGTTCAGTGGAATTACAACCACAAATTAAGATATCTTTGTTATTTTCCATAATTATTTGTTTAGGTATTCTTCAAGTGTTTGACAAACGTTATCTTTATTTGAAATAATAATCTTATTTATATCAAAATCAGGAATGAATTCTTCCATAGTTTTAACAATATAAGGAACCGAACTCCATAAGATTGAACCTTCAGAACTTGGACTATAATGATTGTCTACCAAATATTGAACAACTGTATTATCCTCGGTTGTTATAAACCCGTGAGCAAATCCTTTTGGTATGTAAAGTTCATAATTAGGTTTAACCTCTTCAACTTTACAAGTCCCATAAGTCATTGAATCTGGTCTCAAGTCAATAAAGAAATCTAATATTGTACCGTTAATTACTTTAACTAATTTTGTCTGAGCGTTCTCACCTTCTTGGTAGTGCATACCTCTGAATGTGTATTTTTTATCGTTAAAACTAACGTTACTTTGAATCCATTTTTTTCTAAGTTCTTCTCTTTTAGATTCTCCAAATATTAGTGGTTGTGGCGCGAAAGTACCTCTATGGTCTCTAAAGCACGGATTGTACATAAAAATAGGTTGTTCCATTATGATAATAGTTGTATTAAAAAATATGATAATTTATATCCTGTAAAAGCACCTAATGCCGATGGGATTGGGAAAACAATTAGTTTACCTAAGTCCGTAACATATTTTGGTCTGTTCAAAATTCTACCCATAAAAAAATAATAAAATAAATAACCTAACAATACCGCAATATCGGTTTTAGTTGCAATAAAAACAACTAAAGTCGCACCGATAAATGCAAACACAAAGTTATCTCTAAAACCTTCCCATACTTCATATGGTGTAGCTTCATTCCATTCCTTTATGATTTTTTTATATTTAGGAGTTATAACCTTACTAGTTTTACCTTTGGTAGGTTTTGTTTTTATTTCCATAATTAATTACTTAACGGTGCTTTAATTGTTGGGTGAGCCTGATAGTTCTCTAAAATAACATCACTAATAGAACTACAGAATATACCATCTCTAACGTGGACTGTTGGTAATTCAAAAGGTTCTCTTGTTCTTTTCGGTGTTGGTACATAATATTCATTATCAAAATCAGGTAAATTATTAGGGTCAAAATATCTTTCCATACCCGTTTCGTAGTTGTTATTAAACCATATGTTATATCTTTCCTCATCAGTTAACTCTCTACCAATCTGTTCTTTCGCTTGTTCAATATGATTTAAATATATGTGTGTATCACCCAAATTACCAATTAATTCATCAGGAACCATATTCACCTCATCGGCTAACATTAGTAACAACAATCCGTAAGATGCAATGTTGAATGGTAAACCTAAGAATGTATCTACTGAACGTTGATTCCACATTAAAGAGATTGCTCTAGTTGGGATGTTGTAAGTATCAAGTAATCTATTCCACCCACTTACATCACTTGGAAATATATCTTTGTTCCAATTCGATTTGTTATATAAATCCATTCGTTCTTGTTCACTTAACTCTCTTGTATAAACTTGAAATCCATAATGACAAGGTGGGAGTACCATAGAATCCAATTCTCCGACATTCCAAGCATTAACCATTAATCGTCTTGAGTCTGGGTTTGTTTTAAGGTCGTTGATTAAAATAGATATTTGGTCAATAACCGTTTGGTTGACTTCATCATAAATGTTTTCATATGAACCATCAGTTGATAGATACATTTTCTTTTTAGTCCAACCTCTCCATTGTTTACCATAAATTGGACCTAACTCACCCCACTTCTTAGCAAACTCATCATCTGTTTTGATTTTGTTGATGAATTCTTCTATTGGATATGGTCTTAAACTATTTCTATAAAACTCACCTAATTCATTTTTTTCTAAGTATTCATCCATAAAGTGCTTACAATAATTCTTATAAGCATCACCATCCCAAATATGACAACCATTATCAACAAGGAACTTGATATTTGTACTACCTTGTAAAAACCATAGTAACTCAGTCACCATTGTTTTCCAAGCCATTTTCTTAGTTGTAAGTAATGGAAACCCTTCACTCATTTTATGACGGATTTGTCTTCCGAATACTGAAATGGTTCCTGTACCTGTTCTATCTTTTTTCTCTATACCGTTATCCAAGATGTCTTGAAGTAACTCTTGGTATTTTTTATCTATATTATTCATATAGAAGTATAACCCTATTTAATTAAAATCTCAACTTTACTCCAAAAAAAAATCCAACCTAAGTTGGATTTATTATATAAATAAGATTTAATATTATAGTCCGTATTTACCTTTAAATTCACTCCAATGGTCAGCAACCTCATTATTATCAAGTAAATCAGCCCACGCATATACTTCACCAATTTCACATTTTAAACCGTTAATTTTTGGTCTACTAAATCCAACAAAAAAATCATTTGAAACTACCACACCCGATAGTAGTCTAATTACAATATTATGCCATTGATTATCCTGTATTACCGCTTGTGAGAAGTTAGTAAATGCACCACCAGTTGCGTTATCTACTTTTATTGACGCCCCTACAAAAGCACTTCCTAATCCGCCATAGGAGCTGATTTCAAATTCACCTAATTGACTATCCGTCAATGCGTAATCAGGAGACGGTTGAATATACGTTTTAATCCATAGTGAAATAGTTTGTATGGGAAAACTTCCATTAAATTTTATACCTTGGATATTATTACCACCATTAAAATCACTATTATCACACAACATAGTATGTGTGCTATCATTAATAGACGATTCTAACCAAGTAGCATTAGCATCGACGGGAGCAACACTAGAACTTATGTCTTTAGCGTTATTATTACCATTAGAGGTGTTCCAACAGGGAGGAAATGATGTGTCAAAAGCCAGTCTAAGACCATCAGTTCTTAAACTAGGATAATCTCTATATACCGCAATTTTATCACCTTGATTATAAATCCAATCATATGCTTGTCCCATATTTGTAATACTACCAAGTCCAGAAATTTGATTTAATGAATCTACAATATCAGTTGTATTATATATACTTGGTCCTTGGGAAACTTTAGTTAGGTAAACGGTCCATCCTGCAGGTTGTGGTGTAATACCTGCCCAAAAACCAGTAGTTGATGTAGGCCCAAATGTTACTGCTTCGTCAATACCAAGTAACATAGAATTACTTATAACACAACCAGGTTCGTAAGTATTACTCATTTTAATTTTGTTAGGAATAAATGCCATAGTTAAATAATTTTATTAATAAATATCCACTATTTTAATTTTATCCACTTCCTATCAGAATTTAATATAAAAGTCCCAATATAATATTTTGAGTTATTCCATTCTTCTGGTGATATCAAAGACAAAGTCCTACCTGATTCAAATTCATATAAAAAATAAGTCTTACCAACAATCGGTTCAAAAGATATTTTTGATTCCCAAACCATAATTGAATCATTATATTCATCATACAATTTATTAATCTTTTCTATAATCTCATCTCGCTCTCTCTCAAATACTTCCAACATTTTTTTTGAGGATTCCTGTTTAACTAACCCCACATTTGGTAATTCGAATTTAGGAGCACCAATATTTGTTGGATATTTTTTTAACTTTGAATTATATCCTTCATTAATATCCCAAACAACTAAATCGGGTTTTTTACTCATATTCTATTGAAAATAAATTAACGTCTGAAACACTACCTTCATTATCAGTATAAGTAACACAAGTAGTAATCTCTTTATCTAATGATACCAAAAAACTTTTGTAATATAATGGAGCTCTAACCACAACCAATAAATCTTTGTTCTCTTGGATTTCATAGTTAACCAAGACTGAGTTAGGCATATTTTGAAAGTAATGGTTGTCGTAAAATATTTTAAGAAACCACAATTGGGTTAGGTCATCAAGGCTTGGATGTGTTTTATATTTGGAGAATAAAGAATGGTATTGATATACGAATCTTTGTATTAAATGATATAGAATCATATCATTTGTGTTCATTTGTAATTTAATTTTTGTCATAATAAAAAAACCTTTACCTAATGATAGGTAAAGGTCCAATATTTTTAAATAGGTAATATATTATATTTCCACCTCATTAAAATCCAATTCCATCATATAAAACGCTTTATATATTGAATCGGAAAATGATAGTTTTACATTCTCAAGTCTTAACTGTGATGCCAACCTTGTTAGTTCAGTGTATGATTCTTTTTTGTGTGCTATCCAAAGCATTTCTTCTACGTGTTCTTCTCCAGTCATTGTATATTAAGTATTAAGTTCCAATTAACAAATCGTCATAGTTAATAGACGTGTCAGTACCTTTCTGACCATCTTTAACTTCTCCGTACATAAATGATTTAACCACCGATGTTATCGATTGGTCGCACTGTGCAATTTTACTTTCCATCCAATCTTCAAGTTCTTCACCTTCCTCAAGTAATTCCCACATTTTATAGGCCAAAGTAGCAATAGTAAATAACTGTTGTTTCGCCATATAATTTCCATCTGAACCTTCCGACACTTCACTTTCATTAATTGTCTTTATTCTACTAACAATCTTAGCAAGTTGTTCTTCAGTTATAATAATATTTTTACTCATAATAATGTTTAAATATAAATACTTTATAATTAAAAAAAGTGGAGGGGTTTATTCCTCCACTTAGGGCCGACAGGATTGTGTCGCATCCACCACCTTGTTTTTCTAAACAAGGAAACATTACCTTGGGATGTTAAAGTACAAATCGTTAATCTCATCGATTGTTGCGTATCCTAAAACATCATCACTCTTGGTACTAGAACTATACTTACCAGTAACAAACTCACCATTATTATCGTCAATCAATGCAACCTCAAAAGTGTTTTTGAAATTACCGTACAAACCATCACATCCACCAACAATCGATAAGGTATAGTTACCAACCTTCTCAGTGTACTGTCGAGCATTACGATAGTTTTGAAGACCGCTCGAAGCCATCCCGTGTGGCTTTGAGTTTTGTATGATATGTTCTTTAGTTAATGGTTTCATTACGCTGGTTGTTCAATTTTAGATTTAGTAAGGATATGGTCAGTCAAAGTGTAAGCATCTACGTTAGTAGTGATTACAGAGTCCTTCAATATTTTGTTTGGGATGTTTACCAAGAAGTCCTCCCCATTGAAGAATGTCAAAGCCTCATCATTATTCAAACATCCATTAACCATCTTCAAGAACAACTTGAATTGAGTTGGGTTAACAAAAGTTTCATTCAATAGTACACCGAATTTCTCGTGTTGAATCTTGATAGTTTTAGTTGACATATTCATATTGTTACCGTTTTAGAATACAAAGATACAAATAATTTCTGATTTTACAAATTATTTTTCAAAAACAGGTAAAGTTTTTTCAACTGAAGAAATAAACTTACTAATTAACAATTTGGCTTCGGAGTACTCTTTTTTGTCAACACCCTTAATAACCTCTAAATGATTTAAGATGTTATCTAAGTTTAAATTTTTTAAAGTAACCATAACCTTATTCACCTCATCTCTTGACCTTTTCAATCTTAACCATTCCACAGAGTGAATTCTATATTCTAATAACATTCTAACAATTAAACTTTCGTCCCATCCATTATTAATCAATGTTGTTTCAGAAACACGAGAATCATTTTGATTATAAATTTCAATCTCACCTGTCAATTGATGACCAGTTGAATTATAAATCGCAATCTTAGAATACGTACCACCCTTAGAATTTTTCTTATCTATCAAATACGTCAAACAACCTCTACCTGAGTATGAAGTAAAGGTACTAGGATTATTTTTTGAAGCGGTACACCATCTAGTGTTTGAACCATACTTTAACGAACCTTTATGAGTTTTAGGTTCCAAGTATAAAATATCATCGTCCTCATAGATAACTCTAGCGTGCTCATCTCTGTTGAAGGTTTTCTCTTCTTTAATCTCAAAATGTTTTTGGTTATGGTTTTTTAATCCGTTAAATAACCTATACTCACTTGAGTAGATATCTTTATTAACGGTATTATAAGGTAATAACTCGTCAAACAATTTAACTTCTTTTAATAAGGATTCTGCGGATGGTAATGATTGGATACCCTCAATCTTAGAGGTCCAAATCTTTAACATATATTCCAAATATTTTTTTGTAGGTGTAAAATCACCATTAACTAATTTTGTAAATGTCGCCACGGAGATACGTGGGTACTTCTCTCTTAATTCATCAACTTTTGACATTTTAATTTCATATTAAAGTTCTACTTATTTCTCTTTCTATATCACGATTTTTAATCGTGTCTCTTTTATCGTGTAATTTTTTACCACGACCTAAAACAACCTCAACCTTTATTAGTCCTCTTTCATTTTCAAAAATACGATAAGGCACTATCGTCAAACCTTTTACTAACTCTTTTTTAAGTCTATCCAATTCTATTTTCTTCAAAAGAAGTTTTCTATCTTGTGTAGATTTGTGAGTATATGATGAGGACATCTCAGTTATGTTCGCATTCTTAAGAACTAACTCGTCATTAATGAAGGTACAATATGATTCTGACAAAGAAACCTTCCCTGATTTGATTGATTTAACCTCAGAACCAATTAATACAATACCAGCAATTTCAGTACGAATAACTTCATACTCAAACTTAACTCTCTTGTTTACTATGTTGACTTTGGTTTTCACAGTAGCAAAGATAATAATAAAATTTAAATAAACAAAAAAACCTCCTAAAAAAATTTAGGAGGTTTAATGTTTTGTTCTATAGATATTGGGTAATTTTTAAAAAAAAGGCTGAGAATACACCGTTTTGTGAGAATCTTTAGAAGGATTATTGTTTCCCTTCATTTCCACCATCTTTTGAATGGTAATCCTCATCGCCGATTGGTTAGACCAATCACTCCTAAAGGGTTTAACTACTCTTTTACTACTCTACTCTCTTCAATCTTGCGAACTGACTCGGGTTTCGACACCCTAGAGGTTTTTGGTAAAAATATACGTTGACTTGCGGTCTCGGTATGCCACGGACAACCCGTGACTGTGTAGGCGACTTTCATCAAACCCTGACGAACACTTTTGCTTATATCTTTTTAGTATAACTTTTACATTAACCTTGTAAATTATAAGTTTCGTGTCGTGGATGTTTCCAAGTAGAGGTCCGTCTTAAGCCTCGTTATCTTTTGAACAACAAGATACTTTTCTACTCGGTAGAGTGTCCCCACTCTCATATTTCAAGATTACTTCATACCAAGACCTTGGTGGGTCTTTGGTAAGGATAGTAGCGACACCACTCGTTCTCTATCTTACCTTCAGGTATCACCCCTTCGGTTTTAAGTCACCTTTTATATTGGAACCCGCAATTGTGTATTTGGAAGTACACTTCTTACTTGATTCCTATGGGTTATTCTTATTGGTGTTCCCACCTCAAACTGACAATCCACATTGCCCGTTCAGTTTTCCATTTCCCTACGAAGTTATCCTCGGTACTACAGGCTCACTGATATCCCACTTGTATACTCGAGTTCGGTTTCCCAAACCGCAGAACCACTAACACTGATGATTCCACTTTATCCCCCTTTCGAGGTTTATTTAACGACCATATACGGCCGATTATCTTTCTCAGTCAAATCTCAATATCAACCCGAGGGTCTCAATATCGACATCCTGATGGATAAATAATATTTTCAAAGAACGTTTCGGACTTTTCCGATTTGTTTTACAAAGGTAGGTAAAGTTTTTCAATTTACCAAATCTTTTTTTATTTTTTTTTTGACAACCTTACTCTATAACTACCGATAGTGAGATTTGGTTTCGGTGATTGTCAAATGTTTTACAAAGGTAATAAACTTTTTTGAATTGTCAATTTTTTTTTTAAAAATTTTCTGTGTTCAATAAATATGTCCTTGTTTTGTAAAGTTCTACAAAGATAGTAAATTTTTTCATTCTGTCAACCCATTAAACGACATTTTTTTAATTTGTGGAACTTTTTTAAACCTAACTTTGTTTTATGTGGCACAGAGATTGTCTATTTCGGATAATTTTATTATACTTAAGTAACAAATTAATTAAAAATTATATTATGAAAAATTTCGATTTAAAGTCTACTCTTGAAAGAATTAAAACATTTGTTAAACATTTTATGTTTTATGTTGTGTTTGTATTATCTTTAGTGGTTGGGTTTTCTGTAGGTTACTACTACAACACAATTAAATCCTATAAGAAGAATATCTACTCACCTGAAGTGGTAATGAAAAAAGACATCACTTTAGCAATCGACGAATCTAACAATATGATTGTCATTAATAAGAAGGATGGTACCTACATTGTCTACCAAGACAGTGTTGGATACACAATCTTTAACTTTTACGCCAAAAATATTTGGGGTGAACATAATTCAACACCAGTTAAAAAATAATGAATATGAAATTCTTAAATTTCTTTAAGTATTGGTACGTAATTGCTTGTACGTTTATTTTGTTGACGAGTCTTTCTGCCGTTTTTGACGAGGACTTGTCTCCAAATAAACGTTTAGAACAAGCATCTTTAAAACCTAACTCCCCTGTTTCTTTACAGATGTATTATCTTCTTGAAAAATATTCTGAAGAATATAAGATACCTAAATACATTGCTTACAATGTGGCATTTTTGGAAACAAGGTATCGAGGTCCATTTGATTGGGATTACAATCCTTATTTGATTTCATCTGCAGGTGCGGTTGGTCCTATGCAAGTAATGGTTAGAACCGCCGAGTATGTAAATAAAAAAGATATTACTAAATCTAATTTGAAAAATAACTTGGAGTTAAATATTTCAACAAGTATGAAATTGTTAAATAAGTTATATAACCAATATGAAGACTGGGGAATATCCTGTGGTTATTACAATACAGGATATCCTAAGGTAAATGATTATGCTTTATTCTGTGTAACAAATAAAAATTACACTAAGAATTGGGAATCTTATTGATTAAAGAATTTTTTTCTGATTTCAAAATTAACATCAACCTTATTTAACTTATCATTCAACCAATCTAACATATTAGATTCACTACTGAAAAGTTCTTGCGGGTCTTCATTATCTCTTAAAGGTAATTCTACAACTCTTTTAGCACCATCTAAATAATGAGCACCACTATTTTTAGGCCCGTATTTAATTACTCCGTTGTCACCAACTAAAATTAAGTCGTGTACTATATCGTCACAGTCAATACCATTACCATCCACAATTATATATTCTAAATCTTGGAAAGGACTGTATGACCTGTAACCATCAATATGGGGTAACATTTCTTTATCATCATCCGATTCTAACAATCCAAAATGCTCAGGTTGTTCTAAGTCAGGTTGTAATCTATAATTTGTAGTTAATTCTTCACCTTTCTTAATTGGTCGAGACGCTACTAAAAATCTTTGTTTGTCCTTTAAAACATTGTGACAGTTAGGGTCATCACTATGGTTGTGCATTTTACCTAATTCTGTAAAATCATAACTAACTCCAGGTTTGTTTATAGTATGTAAAAGTCCAATGGTTTCATTCTCTTCCAAATCATTTTTTGCAAATGAACCTTTTCCCTGGATATCACTTTTATCTACGTAATATTTTTTAACATCAACGTTTTCAGTAATATTATTAGATTCGTTATTAATTTTGTCTTTCAATTGTTTAACAAATTCATTTTGAATCATTTTAGTAAATTTAACATAAGGTGAATCGTCTGATTCAGGATTATACTTATAAGTTCCTTGTGGTGGTCTGCTAGACCTTCCTAAGTAACTAAGACCTGAAATATTTGTAATACATTTATGTCCACCGCTATTTGCTTGAATTAAGTCCCAAGCCGAAACACCAATATTATCTAATATCAACATTTCTTCTTCAGTTAATTCAGATGTTGGTTTGTTCATTAATTCTCTAACTCTCATTAGATAATCAGCACCACCATCAACAGATTTAAATTTATCACCGTATAATGCAGTGAAGTCTTTAAACGTGAATCCTACTGATTCAGGTCCAAATCCTTTAGAAGATTCCGAAATCCACTTAATAGTTGATAACGAAACTCTCTTTTCTTTAAGTTGTGATTCCCATTTAGATAAAACATCTTGTGCAATCTCACCAAGATTTACTCCTTTTAATTCTCTTTCTTTTTTAAATGGATTACAAGAGGCTTGAACCAATCCTAATGGCCAAGCAATAACCAAGAAATCCGCTTCAGGATTATTTTTAAATGGAGTATATCTATCATAGGAACCTGGCTTCATCATACTACCACCACCATACTGAACGATAATATTGTCGTCAATCTTAACGTTAGGATGTGACTTCATTTGTTGAACGTAACCCTCTTTATTTTTTTCTAACTCAACTTCTTTAGGATAACCTTTATCACCCATTATTTTCTTTATTTCAGTAAAAATACTCATTAAAGATGGTTGACAGTTCATAACCAACTGTTCAAGGAATCCTGGTTTATTTTTAAAAGCCAATAATAATTTGTTAGTAACTAAACCTAATAAAGTTTTGTTTTTAGCTAAATCAGAATCTTTGTCAATTCTATAGATATAGTTCATAACCATATCTGGAGTAATTTCGTTTTTGGCATAGTCAGCACTATCGACCATTGAAATTAAGAATATGTCTTTCGCAGGGAATAGGTCTCCAGGGGATACTATCTGAGAAATAAAGTCCACTAAGACAGGCATTGTATCACCCTGAGCATCATTCTTCTTAACAGAAAACTCTTTATCACCATATTGAATTACGTGAGCGTCAACTACTTTAATACCATTGTTCTCAAGGTATTTTTTCATCGCAATAGCGGTAGTAACACCGTCTAAATCTTGGTGAAAGTATATTTCCGCTTTTGGATATCTTTTTTTAAGTAGGTTAATATCTCTTAACCCTGATTCTTTTAAAATTCTTTTCATATATTAATCCCACCCTAACCAGTGCATTGCTTTATCAAAAAGGTCACCTTCATCTGATTTACATTCGTTAAACAAGTTTCTGTCTTTCTGAGGCATTTTAGACATTGTATTATAACCCCATACACCATCTTGGTCAGCGTTAATCATACCTTGGTAATTGAAAATAGCTTGAGCAGTTTTTGAATTAGGATAATTACCGATACTACCATCAACAACTAAAGAATTACCCGCATCGTCCTTCACACCTTTTTTGTTTAAGAAACATTGTACCGCTCTCTTAAAATTATACTCTTCTAATTGTTCAAAGATATTACCTTTTGATTTTTCTTCTTGATGTAATTTAAGAATTGAATCTTTTTCCGATTCATTTATAATAAATCTCTTATTCATAATAAATTGTTTTAGTTATAAATATTCAATAAATAAAAAAAGGGGTTATAAAACCCCTTCAATTACTAATTGTTTTTTCTTTTCAACAAACTCATTAACTCGTTTTCTTGCAACATCTGTATATGATTCAGAAAGTTCAATACCAATCCAACGTCTGTCATTAACCTCAGCCGCAACTAAACTAGTACCCGACCCTACAAATGGGTCAAGAACAATATCATTTCTATATGTTAAAATTTTAATGGCTTTCGCTGGAATATCCATTGAGAATGTTGCTTTAGTCATTTGTTTAGTGTCTGCAAAGTATTCCCACTGACCGTACACTAAACTCATAAATTCTTTTTTAGATTCTTCAGGGTACATAATTTTGGTTTTAAACGTACCATCCGCCTGTTCCATATCAACAGGTTCACCAACCCATTGTGGTTCACCTTTTTCCTGTTTTTTAGAATTAATCTTATATCCTAATATTACACACTCTTTAGGATTATAGATATATGGAGATGATGGCGACATCCAAGAACCCCAAGCAGTTGTTTTACTTCTGTGTGGAGACTGTTCGTCAAGGTCTACAAGACCAAAGAATTTAAAACCAACTTCTTTCATAATCATCCAAAACTCAGCCATAAATAAAATACGACCACCTCTATCTTGAACATTAACTTCGTATGGAATGTTAACGGCAATTCTACCTCCAACCTTTAAAGTTCTGTACGACTCAGATAACCATTGTTTAGTAAATTCCCAATACTCATCCATACTCATTCTATCATTGTGTGAATCATATTCAATCCCAACATTATATGGAGGACTAGTAACTACTAAATCTATTGAATTTTCAGGAAATTTAGACATTTCTTTAATGCAATCCCCATTAATAACTTTTTGTGTCTCTATCATTATATTTTTTTTACATCCAACCTCTACCAGATTTTTCCATAGATATTAATCTTTGTTCTTCAACAAAAATCATAAACTTGTAAAAATTTTTAAGAATCCTGAATAGTTTTTTGTTTAATTTCTTTATTTTTACTATAAGCATCACAATCAATTTTTTCACTTGTTTTACAACTACAAATTGTCACAAAGATTAAGAGAAATAATAGTATTTTTTTCATAACTAATCAATATTTTCAGATAATCTGTATACAGTTATACCACCTTTTTTAATTGGTTCAATCATTAAATCTAGAAATACTGCGTTTTGTTCACCAGCGTGAAGACCTAAGATATTGAAATCATAAAATTCTTCGGCTTCTCCTTGAGTCATTAAATCACGTTCACAAAGAATCTGAATTATCTTAGGTTTAGAGTATAGAATTCTTCTACCGTTACCGAATTCTTCTACAATACCTACGATTGCATCTTCAAGACCGTCAAGTAATATTGCCCCCTCAGCGTATTCGTTGATATCAACAGTTATCATTAGTCTTTAATATTAAAATATTTTTCAATCGCCTCCAATTTATCGTCAGCATCAACTAATAATGTTAACGCCTCAGATGCGTCTTTTAAGAAATCATTTGCCGTGTGGTCTCCAATACCAACTGCTTGATTTTCTAACAGGTCTAAAGCCATTAATGCTTTTTCTTTATCTGCCAAAGCCTGTGCTTTCAAAGCTGCGAATACTCTACTTTTTTTCATTTTTTTTACGTTTTTTTTGTTTTGGTTTAATATTGTTAGAATGGTTATCTTCAATTTCTTTCTCAAAGATAACTTCTTTTTTACTTTCTTTAACTGTGTTTTTATTTATTTCAGTTTCAATAATTTCTTTAAAACTTTTATTTGAATTAGTTTGTTTTGTTTTATTTTTTTTAACAAAAATTAGTTTAAAAAACTTTTCAAAAATACTCATAGATTATTATTTTCTAAATTATTTATTTTTCTTTCCAAGTACCACAAAGCCTTTTTTAAATCTTGTAGTTCTTTATCCGTACCTTTTTTACCCGCCCTTGAAATATATTTAACAGTATTTCCAAGATGGAAATCTAAATCCCAAGCTTCAATAACTTTAATTGCTTCATATAGATTTTCTTCACCCCCGTAATGTTGTGGATGATTTACTTGTTCACTCATAAATTAATCGTTATAAATTGACCCGTTTTTATTATTCTTAAATCCTATGTTAGTTGATTCTACATTAGCTTTAGACTCCATCAAGTCTTCAGTTAACTCGTACTCATCATCATTTTGATATTCCTTTAACAAGTCTTCATTTGAAATGATTCCATTAAACTTGTCTTTTAGTTTTGTAGTGTCAACATCGTTGTACATTGCGTGTAATGTTGTGTCCAACTCTTCAGATAATTTTAATGATTCTGAAATAACATTAAGAATTCTATATGGGTCTGCGTTTGAACCAGGTCGTCTATCTTCAAGATAACCTTTCCAAGTTTCCCCAACAACCTTTGGAACTCTAATTGAAGCACCTCTGTCAGATACCCCCCAACTAAACTTATCAATTGATTGTGTTTCGTGTTTACCAGTTAAACGAAGATTATTATCTGAACCGTAATTGTCAATATGAACTTTTTGTCTAGACTCAAATACTTTGAATATTGAATTGAAGTAATCTTCTCCTCCTATTTCTCTCATTCTTTTATTTGAGAAGTTAGTATGTAATCCTGAACCATTCCAATCACCTGATGTAATTGGTTTTGGATGTAGTTCTATTTGATATCCATACTTTTCGGCCAATTTATAAAGTAGGTATCTTGACATCCATAAGTCATCAGCCGCCTTTAAAATACCTTTTGAAAATGTTTGGTACTCCCACTGACCTAAAGCAACTTCGGCGTTAGTACCTTCAACAGTAATACCAAGGTCAAGACATAAGTCTAAATGTTCATCACTCAAATGTCTACCAAAGATTTGACCTCCAACACCGCAGTAGTATTTACCTTGGGGGTCAATCATTGAGCCGTTATCAAACCCTAAAATGTTTTTATTATGTCCTGAACGGATGAAGTACTCTTGCTCAAATCCAACCCAAAAATCCGAGTCCTCTTTCCCTAACTTAAATCTTTGATTGGTTTCGTGAGGTTTGTTATTTTTGTCATAAACTTCACAAAGAACATAAAATAAAGGGTATTGCTCATCGTTTTTAATCATACTACTGTATATTCTAACAGGTTTTAAATAACAGTCTGAAGAATAACCTTCGGCTTGCATAGTTGAGCTGCCATCAAAACCCCACTCTGGTATATTCTCAATACTTAAACTGTTGTGGTTCTGTTTATTGTCGATGATTTTAATTTTACTTCTGAGGTTTGGTTCTGGTTTGTATCCATCTAACCAAACATATTCTAATTTAATTTTCATAATTTAATAAAATAATATTTGCCAAGTTTTAAAGATTTTTTATGTTTATATCTAACAGAAAATAGAGGTTTTTCAGTCACTATAAATCCTTTCTCATTATCACCTAATCTAATGTAGAAAGAACTGTCATTCGAACCAAGTAAAATAGGATAACCCAACAACTTAATAAAGTGTTGAGTTCCATACCCGTCAATTCTATAGGTTTTTTTTTGGAATAACGTAGTATTCTTTCGCGTATTTACTTTCCTCGATTTCGCCATTATCGGTTAATGTTTTTAATATTTCTTTAGTTTTTACAATATCTTCTTTTAGGATATATTTGCTTATGTAATCAATGTGTATTGGTTGTCTTAACTTAGACATTAAAAGTTTACTTTGTTTCGTTGTCATTTATTTGTAAGATTTTAAGTTTAATATCTTCATCTGAAACTCCTTTACTGTATAGTTTATATACTTCAGACGCTAAAGAATCCATAAAAATTAACGCATCCGCTTTAAATAATTGCTCTAATGTTGAGCCACCTTTTAGATAGGTTTCTATTTTATTCTTATCCACAAATCGTTTGTTAAACCCCATATTGAAATAATTTTAATTAAAAATAATATTAAAAAACCACATTGTCAAAACTAATCTTCAAGTTTTTTTATGTTTTCTAACCTAACACTTTGTAAAACGTAAGACATTAGTTTTCTTTTGAATAATGGTACCAAGGTTTCATTTAATGGATATTCTTCAGAAGCCTTCATATCAAATACTGGTGAGTTTTTTTTGTCTTTATCAGAATAGTTGGAGTACAAATCAATAATTTGATTAAAGGTAAACTCTTTTTTATTACCATCGTATATCAAATGTAATTCAATATAGTGTTCATTAACATTTTTTGCAAATTCATAAAGAGAATATTGCCAAACATAAACTTTATTATTTTTTTTATCCGTATAAGTCATATATCCAATACCATTTTTCATATACCTTTTATTTCTTTTCAAAGTGATTGAGATGGTATCATAGATAATACTCCAATAAGATTTAACAATATTGAAATACTCAAAAAATTTTGCAGAAGAATATTTTAAAATTGTATCAATTTCTTTGGTTTCTTCTTTATTTAAATTTGGTAAGTGTTTGACCAACAGGTCCTTGAATAAAACTTCGTCATCATAACTTTTAAAAACTTTTTCAGTATATAATATGACATTTTCTTTGAGAAGAGTTTGTAAACTCGCCAAATGTAGTGAAAGTTCTATAAATGTCGGATATATTTTATTTTGGTTAAGTAGGTCGTCAACCTTTTTAAAATACCCAAGTAGAACATATTTTTTATGTTCAAAATCAATTGGTTCTTGAATTAACCAATCAGTATCCATTAAAAATTTAATATCTTTTTTTTCCTCTATCTCCATATTAGGACTATTATATATGAATAATAATACAATACAGAGAAATTTGAATAGTTTTAACCTACTCTCATAACAATAAATGAGTCACCGTCAATATCCACTTCATCATAATTCCCATCATAACTATTCAGAATATGTCCAACACCATCGGTACTAATTATATCTTCAATTGCGCTTTGTCTGTCAATATATTCCCCAATTTTAAAACCCCAGTCTTTCATATAATCAATAAGATTTCTCTTAACATCGTACAATAATTCTTCAACTTTATTGTCAATCATATCCTGACTTGGGTCGCCATCGGGTTCCATCTCGTCAATTTCTTCCTGTAATGAATCTATATGGTCTTGTATTTGGTCATACATTCTAGAATATTCATCAGGTTCTTCGATTTCACTATCAAGGTTTTCTTGTTTTTCCTCCCATTGTCTAATCTCATCTTCAAGTTGTTCTTTCCTTTTTTCCTGTTCAGAACTTAATTCAAAATCATCATCACTAAAATAAACATCAGGATTTTCCGCAACATCGTATTCGTAATGGTCTCTGAAATAATCTAAAACTTCGTCTTCATTAATATGGTTTTCTAAAAAACTTTCACTAAAATAATACTCAGGACTATCAAACTGTTCGTCTAAGTAATCTTCACAAGATTTTTCGGCTTCGTATTCAGTACCTACCGCATATTCCGCTCCTTCTAAATCATCATTACCAACAACTTCAAATTTCATCATACGATAAAACCCATAACCTTCTTCAGGTATTAAATTATATATGTCTAGTTTTTCATTTATTTCATTGATTTCATCCTCAACGGCTTCAATGTCTGCATAGATATCGGTTAAATCTCTGCCTTCACTATCATATTTCTTTTCCTTTTCTAATAAACTTTCCATCTGTTTATTAAGTTCGGACAAACGTTCGTTATCTAATGCAGTTCTGATATTTACACGAGTGTTACTGTTTTCAATGTACTCAAATACCGCCCTCGCTCTAATACCTACATCATCCCCACTATCAGGACCCCATTCATCATCATCTCTTCTTTGTTGAGCCGAGGCTAATTTTTGTTGTTTAATCTTTTGTTTTCTTATTCTATCAACACCACTTTCATAATCACTAACTCTACCCTTAACATTAATGAATGAAATATCATTAATACCTGTACGACTAATATCTAAATTACCCTCAACATACCCAATACCTTCCAAACTTTTAATTGGTAAATCTTTAACAATTAAATCACCAGTTATCCATATCTTCTTACCTCTGTATTGTGGTAACATACTTACACCTTTAGCGTTATAGCTGGCGTATTTCATAATATCCAAATAAGTTTCAGGCGAAATTTTAACCCACTCATCATTATCAGTTTGTTCAAACAAAACTTTACTAATGATGTCCTTCAAGTTAGATTGTGTTACTTTTATAATTCTTCCCATCTTTTATAAATATACTATAAATACTCACATTTTTTATTCTAAGAATTAAAAGTTATATTGACATTAAATCTTAAATGGTGATATTTATAGGTATAATAAACCACATTAATATCAATCACTATGGGATGCGGATGTAAAAATAAAAATACTACGACAACACAACAGACTCAAACTCAACCAACTCAAAGTCAACCAGCTCAAACGTCGAAAAGCCAATCTGTTCAAGAAGCGATTAAAAAGACAATTGAAAAGTACTACACTAAGAGATAATATAAATTGGGTCTTAAATTTTTAAAAGGGGAAATATTTCCCCTTTTTTTATATTTATTAGTATGAACATTGAGAAACTAACTGAAATTATCGAGGAAGTTAATAATGGAAATTGGGAAGAATATTCTCAGTATTTCAATAACGATATGGAATTGTTCATTAAAGTGATTACCAAATATGGATTAATCGATTTAATAGACCCAATGTCGAATGACTTATCAGATTATCAAAACGATATTTTATACGTATTGGTAAATGAAAATCCTGAAAAATGGATTAACTTCATTTGCGAATCAGTTATCAATAGTGATATTACAAAAGAAGGTGATAGTTGGTACCTACATTTAAATGACCAAGAAGATTTAGGTGATTTATTTTATCACGGAAACCGTGAATCCACAAGAAATTTAGTTAAAAGTGTTTTAGGCGAGGATTCGTGGGAACCATATTGGGATACCACTGACGATGTTTATAGGGATGTTGTTGAGGAACTGAATGACGAAAACTTAAAAGTACTCTACTCAAGAATATTAAAAGAAGTTGAGGGTGAGACAATAGGTGCCGAAACTGATTATTTAGAAGACCTGGATGATTCAGGTTCAGGTGAAATTGTAATTACCAAAGAAAACTTCGAAGGAATGTTCAAAGATGAAGAAACTATCAAATACATACTAAAGGAATATGCGGATGAGGTAAGACAAGAATTGTACAGTGTACATAGTAATTGTTATAACTCATCGTATGAAAGTGAAATTTATGATGATATTTGGAGTGAACTATCAACATTCTTTGAGGGTAGAACCGAATGGAAATCAAGACCATATAAATCAGACCCAAGTAAAACTCAATATTATTCATTAGTTAAAATTAGAGACATTGGTGGTGATATTACAAATTTTTTATATGAGATGAAAGGTTCTCATTGGTCTCAAGATTCTTTAGAATATTACGGCTCTTATATGGGAATGTTAAAGAATGGAATGGATAATGATATTTGGGACTATTTAGATTTTAGAATACCTGATTATCCAGATTCAAGTAGAGTAGACGCTTGTATTAATGACGACTTTGGAAATTATTTTTAATGATTAAACTTATAGACATATTAAACGAATCGACAAGAGTTAAGATGGACCCTGATTTTAAAAGAGTCCTAAATAATGTTGTGGATATTATTTTCAAAAAAAGAAAAACAGGGTTTAAAAAATATACTGAGATTACTTCAATCCCAATTGAAATTGCCGATGGTACTCCAGGTACTGTAGAAATTGTCGTTGACCCTGAATTAGAACATTATGGTATATTAGACGTTAAAGTTGAGGATAGTACCGACCCTAACGATTTCATAATTAAGATTAATCCTAATGAAGTTAAAAGTAAAAAAGGATTATACCAAACTCTATACCACGAAATAATGCACGCCACGGACCCAATGTTTAGTACTAAGTCCACCGAATCTTTTTGGGATACTTATGACCCTGAGATGGACGAGAAATACTGGGGTCACCCTGTAGAATTCAGAGCAATTACTAATGAATTTATTGAAGGTTTAATTAATGAATTCACGTTAAGAAAATCTAGAGTTAAAAACCCTACAAGTATAGAATCACTTAAAAAATCATTAGATAATATTATGAACCATTTCTCAAATGGTGATAAGTTATCAATATTATCTACAGACATTATTGGTGATATGTATGGGTCAGAAGAAATGACTAGGTCAAGAATGGTCTTGAACAATATACTAATTGATAATCCCGAGATTTCAGATGTATTACGTAAAACAGAAAGAAATTTAGAGTATATGGTTGTTCTTGAGTTGGTTAAAAAATATAGCGGTTCTGATTGGAAGAGATTCTTAGGGATGTTATACAAAGCGTCTGAAGAAATAAAAGAAATTCTAAATAAGTAATTTTCTATTTAACCTTTGACTTAATTTTTCTATTATTACATCAAATAATAATTAGAATGAAATTAATCAATTTGAATACTAAATTAGGTGTAATAAACTTATTTTCAGATTACATATTAAAACATATAAATCCAAAACATAATAGTATTATCCAAGTGACCGATGTTGGTCATTTTATAATAATTAACGGAACAACAGATTCATCAGATTTATTAGATTTTTCAAAAATAAAAGATGACTTTATTTCTGAACATCATAATCTGTTATTGAGTGTTGGGTATTCTGAAAATTTGAATACTATGGATTTAATAAAATATAGTACAAAAATTGTAGAAGGAGATAACAGGTATTTATGGTCTACCTTCTATAATTCAACAAGACCGTTATATCATCAAGAAGTTATTGACGCCAGTAAATCTGATAAATCAGTTTATTCTATAGATTATAAAGATGGTGTGGTTTATGAAGTTGATTACAATTCATATATATCACCTTCAAAATTTAATACAATCCCACAACAAATTACCTCATCATTCCCACACGGTTATAGTTTATCTATGGGTAGAGGTTTATTATACTATTCTGAATATATCGCAAATCAAATTATCAGACCATCTATGACGAATAAGATAGATTTGTTTTTAACTAATAGAAAGAATAATGAAGATGAAATAATGTTAGAAGTAAAATTCAAATCTAACATTTCTGAAGAAACAATTAAATCAATGATACTTGATGTGTTCTCATTTGATTATGACAAATTCAACAAGGATATTGAGGGGTACGATTTATGTGACGACATAAAAAAACCAACCGAAGTTAAGCCTTGGTTGGTTAATGATGTTAATCCTAAAGATTTGATTGTATTTTAAGAATTAAAGTTAGTATAACTTTCTTTAATTATTTTAACTCCGTCAACAATTTCATTGTAATCTCTTTCAGGGGCATAAAACTTAGTATTGTGGGTTTCTCCATCGCTTTCAATTATCATAAAAGCGGGTACAAAATCATTACCACCAACCGCTTTAACAAATAAATCATATTCCTCACTTTCTTCATCAATATCTCTATCGATAAATGGGATGTCTAATTTATCGAGTTGTTCTTTCATCTCAACACAGTACGGACATCCCTTCATTGAGTATATAACGACTAGTTGTTCCATTATACAAATCTTTCACTCATTTCCATTATGACGTTAGTCTGTTTCAACCCAACTTCAGAAAACACTTCTGAACCGTTTGCAAAACCTTTAATTGTAGGTACACTTCTTAACCCTAATTCAGATACAAACTCTCGGTCACTTTCAATATCAAAAGTATATAATTGAACTTCAGAATTATTACCTCTTAAGGTTTCACCAACACTTTCAAACATCGGTTTCATTACCTTACAAGGTCCACACCAAGGAGCCCAAAAATCCACAATTAATTTTTCTCCATTTTTAATTTTTTCTTTTAATTCTACAGACGTGATTTCCATTTTGTTATTTTATTTTTTTTAAATTGTTTATAAAGATTTTCAATTCTTCGTATTGTTTTATTTTGTATACCACCTTTAATGTAAATACCTCACTCTCACCCTTTCTGTTTAAACATATGTAAAATCCGCTAGTATGTTTAAACGCCGCTTCATAATGATTAATACGTGAATTAACATACTTAGTCATCAAATATATTGGACTATATATTTTTGAGTATTTTTCATCATTTAATAGTGTTGATGGGTTTAAGACTTCACTATCAATCTCAATGATTGAATAGATTTCATCAGTCAAACTATTATAGAATTTATTAAAGATATCTAACATATTGAAATTATAATTTAAATTATTAAAAATTAAACTCCTCTATCAAATTATCAAGACCATTATTATAGTAATTAGGTCTTAAACCATTTTTTAGAAATGGACTTACCCACTCAACAGTCCTCCACTCATTACCTGATGTAAAGCAACTTTCAGATATAATAGACTGATTCTTAAAGTCAACTTTAACTTTTGGTAGTTTGAAACTTTTTTCAACTAAAGAATTAATTCTATTATCAAGTTCTTCAATCACCAAATCCCATTTACCATCTAAAGATTTATTAAACCTACCCAAAGTCTGAACTCTTTTTAACTTAAATCCCTTTTCACCACTTTTCATTATCATATATTCAATAGTCGCTCTCTCATCAGAATCTATGTCATTCTCTCTAAATGACACAATTAATGAAGACGCCTTATCAATATATGTTTTAACACAATTGTGTTGTCTACTCGACTCAGAATTATACTGGTGAGAGTTTAATAACACCACAGGATGATACTCAATAGAGTTGACATTATATATTGGTTGTTCAACTCCATTTATAAAGTCTTCATCATAATATCTAGTGTAACTTCCTTTAGTATAGTGAGAATATCTATCGGTCCAATCTTCGTGTTCCCTTCTAAATGTCATTGAATCGTATGACTTCCATTTAATATCCTCCAATGGTTTCAACATCACATAGAAATTAACGTGGTCAATGAATGTCTGAATATTTTGAGTACTCTTAATCATACCCTCAAAAACTTTAAAGGCATTTTTCTTTTCTAAATCAGTAAGGGTTTCAATATCTCCTGGCATTTGATAACCACTCTTAAACTCAAAAATGTTTTTAAGTGATTCAGTACTTTGGTGTTTTAAAAACTTCTCACCAAAAAAATTCTCAACCTGTTTATAGAATTGGTCATTAATGAAACTAACTTCGTGAAGAACTTTACGCAATTTATCTCCATTAAATCCTTTATTTAACATATAAGAATCTAATAATTTACCACCTGTTTTTTTCAAAACTCTTTTACTTGGTAATGGAATAGTATGTCTAAATACTAAACAGTTATTTGGTACTTTAATATTTCTATTCTTTAGGAAATTAAGGTAAAATATTTCATCCCAATTATATCCTGACATCACATCGATATTTGGGATTTTACTCACAAATACGTTTAATGCTTGTGATAAAATTTCTTTAGCAGAATCTTCACTATCTTTTTTATATGGTGAAAATACGTTATGAAATGCCACTTCAATTGATGCAAAAGGATTAGACGCAAAAAAGTTACGTCTAACCGAACTAGAGTATTTCTTTTTCTTAAACCCATTAGTTATTTGACCAAAGAACAAATCATTCTTATCAAATTTATAAGTAATAAATTTAACTTGGGATTGTTTTCTAAAATATGGTTTTCCAACGTCTCTATGTTTCATATATTGAAACAACTTAATGGACACTTTAGTATCATCACCTTCAACAACTAAAGTAACTCGTTCAAGATGAACCGTACACATAGGGTTACCAAATTCTTTAACAAAATTCTCTTCGGTGTTTGAGGATTTTAAATAATCAAACATAGGATGTTTTGCGGTACCACTAATTCTACCTGTAACAACATTTAAATCACCACTCCAAATATCAATCTCCCCCTCATTAGTCTTTTCGTTAACTAACACTGGTAAGTTATTGTGGTCTTTATGGTAAACCGTATTAAATTTCTCGTATTTTCTCTTAAAAAAAACTTCCATATACTTCTAGTAAAAAGGGGGTATTACCCCCCTTGTTAATTAACAATAAGTTTCAGCTAATTCCCAAAGTTTGGTATTAACATTGTTAACCACTGAGATGTTTTTCAATTCTCTCATTGAAGTCAATCGACCTCTACCTGAACGATATCCAACACCACCACGAACCATCTTCTCCTGTACTACGTTGAATACTTTCCACAAACTGTTTCCAACATCTCCGTCTCGTAAAGGATTAAGGATTTCTTCGATAGACATTGTTGACGGCATATTACCTTCTTTCCAACGGATTGCTGCAGCTCCTTTAACAAACCCAACTTTCTCATCCATAGTTAACTCTCTGTTTTCCATTTTAGACAATGATTCTTGAATGATTGGAAGACGTGAAGCAAAACTATCAGTTAGACGACGAACCTCTCCTAAATCAAAGTTTTGGTGACGGATATTGAATTGTTCAGCCAATGAAGTAGGTACTGTCAATCCATTAGAACATACTAAACGGTGTAGTCCTGAACTAACTGAAAATGTAGTTAAACCATTGTGAGAATTACGAATAACCGCTTCAATCAATGAGTCACCAACCGCTGGAAGTTCTCCGTTACGAAGACGGATTTCGTGTGTCGCAAATTGACTACGACCTGTTTGTTTTGCCGAATAAACTTGCCAACCTTCTTGTTCAAAATTCTCCAAAATATCCATAGTCGGAACAAACGTATATTTGTCAGACATTTTTGGTGAAGGTGAAGTTGTAAAAATTGCAGGTACCTGAGATTTAAGGGTTTCAAAATTTAATGGAGTCATATCTTATTGTTTTAGAATACAAAGATATGAATAAATCTTGGATATACAAAATTTAATTTAAACAAATTTGACCAAATTTAGTATCTAAGAAAATACTATTAATCTTTTTTTCTTCAACAGGTTTGTTAACTTCATTAAACATATCAACGACAATATCAACCATCTGTTTTTTGGTCAAGGCGGCATCTCCATTATCGGAATAATTTTTGTCCGACAATATCTTAATTCTTTCGTAGAATATTTCTTTATTTAAGTTACCAATCAAAGTAAAAAGGTCTTTCGGATTTGACTCGAAAAACCTTATCATTTGACTGACATAGATTTCTACGTCAATTTTGCTCATAATTTAATTACATTTTTTTAGTAAAGAATCCACTACCGCTTGAACCTTCTTCCCCGAATTTTTCAGTGAAAGATTGTGACAAGTTTGGTTTAGAACCTTTAAGGTTAACAAACATTAGGTTAGGTAATTGAATAACAGACTCAGGTAAACTTGATAATTTAGGATTATCAGGTAAAGCTAAGAACGATAAGTTAGTTAATTGACCGATTTCATTAGGTAATGATTTAACACAATTCATTAATAACAACGCTTCTAAGTTTTTAAATCTACCCAAAGTACTTGGGACATCTAAAGCAATAGTTTCATTTGATTTGTTGTTAAATAATAAATTAGTGATATCGTCAGGTAAACTAGCGAAGAACTCATCAAATCCATACAATGCAATGAATTTAGCTGCAGAACTGTTAGGATATTCAATTTCAACTTTCTTACCACCTGAAGTCGTCATACCTTTAGCAAATTCAGGTTTAAAGTATTCTTTAAGTTCAGACATTGACCCATTTAAGTATTGAATTAAATCAATTCTATGGTCCGCTCTATCCATAAATTGAGAAGACGGGAAATGGAATTGAAATCTTTCTTGAGGTAAACCAGTTCTTTTACCAACACTTCCTTTATCGTCATTAGCTAAGATAACATATAACGGTCCATCTTTAGCATAATTTCTAAAGTAACTTGAGTTTGGTGGTGAAGTACACCATCTAGATTCTCCATTATCGTAATCATAATATCCCCCATACCAACTAGCAGCCTCTTGAGCCTTTTCATCAACACCTTCAATTTTAATAACAGTCCATTTATCTCCTGTGAATTCAACAGTGGCGCCAGGGTGAGAGAAACCTTCTCTCTCTTTTCTAATTTCTTTTTTTAGTTCTTTCTTTTCTAACTCTTTTTGTTTCTTCTCAGGAAGTTTAAAAGATTGTAAGAATCTAAATAATTCGTCAGGATTTGAGAATCTATTGATGTCTCTCTTATCCTGAGGAAAATATTGTTTGTATTTTGTAAACTTTTTAAGGTCCCCGTTCACTTTAAACAAATCCTCCATAAACAAATCACGATACTCTTGTACCATTTTTTTATATTCAGGAGTACCAGGTTGTACATCATCTCTTTCATCGTTGAAGGTACCAGGTGTTATGTAAGTCTTAAGTAACCAATTAGTATACGCTCCTGGTTGAACTCTTGATAAATTTTCAACCGTAACATCACTCTCATCAAAGTTTTGTGGTTTCTTAGTTGTAGGGTCGGCAAAGATAATTCTTGATAAATCAAGTAAATCCATAATAGGTTTTATCTCCTTACCAGTCTTCTTGTCCTTCTTTTTAGAGGTATATTTGTCTAATAGAACATCAAACCTAGACTGCTCCATTAATATGTTAACTAAAGTATTACTTAATCTCATTATCCGTATTGTTTTAATATAAATATTTGATAAAGCAAAAATAGATTAATAATTCATAATTAACAACTCTTCACCCATATTTTGTGTCTTACCTTTTTTAGCGGCAGCCGCCTTTGCAAACTCTTTTTTCTCCCAACGATATTGATTCTCAGGAAACCAAGTATGTAAAAGTTCAAAGTCATAATAAGACAAACTAAACTTACCTTGGATGTTATATAAGACATTCGCAAGTCTTTCGTGGTCATTTCTATCAAAATCGTGATTAGAATAATAGTTTTCGGTTTTCCAGTATGGAGGGTCCAAATATATGTATGTGGTTGGCGAATCATACTTTGCAATCACGTCTGCAAAATCCATATTCTCAACTTCAGTTATTCTTAAGAAATGTTCCACCCAATCAGGTTTAGATAATTTATCTCTGAATGTAAGATACTTTGATTTATACTTACCTTTTAGGTCAATGAATGAACTTGTTTCAGGTTTACTACCACTAAACACTTGGGTTAATACATACGCATATTTAGCCGCAACAGTATAATCATAAGCATTTACGCTGAAATTTTCCGCAAATATTTCAGCTTGGAACCTTACAAATTGTTCACGATATATTGCAGGCGTATTCTCCTCACCTACTTGTTGACAAGGAATTGCATTAATCGCTTCTAATAATAGTGTTGGGTTTTTAATACACTGAAACAAATTATAGTTTAATGGGTTAAAGTCGTTATATACAACTTTTTTAAGATTAGGATACTTTGTTAAGTCCATATTAAAGAAACACCAGAACATACCTCCAAATGTTTCTACGTATGTCTCCATATCCTCAGGGTAAAAAGGAACTATCCATTTACCAATTTTACTTTTACCTCCGATGTACGATAGCATAATTATTTGATTTTGATTAAATATAAGAAATAAAACTCAAAAAGGCAAATGGTTTAACTATTTTTTTTATTGACATAGTCCGATTTTTGAAGTAACTTTACTAAAAGAATTAAAATGGTTAGTGTAACATCCTATAAGTTTATTTATGATAATTTAGGTTTAGAACACATTAAGTGTTGTCTAAATAATAACAAATTTTTTGACATCGAAATCGATGACTTTTTTTTCTATCTTTTAGATTTAGATAAAAATTTAAAATTATATTCTGACAAATTCAATAATTGGGATGAATTAGTGTGTGATTTATCCACTTTGGGGTATCCTTTTGAAACTTATTTTGAATCATACATCAACACTCAGTTTAGTGAGGAAGAATTAGTGGAATTCACATACAGTTATATTTAAAAATATGGAAGAAAAAAATTGTAGATTTTGTAAACGAGTTAAAAAACGTATTAACAAATACGTTATAATATCAATATACTTATTAATTTTAGTTATCATTGGACAAATCGAATTAATTAGATTTATACTGTCGTTGTTTCGTCCCTAGTATATTTTACATTCATTTTAATCAGTAAATCCCCAACAAATCCATTATTAAGTTTAAATCCTTTTTGTCTAACTCTTAAAGGAACTTGTGTGTTAAACTCTTTAGGGAATTTAACAGATATCTTACCATCAGGATGACTAACTTGGAAATCATTATTCTTCAAGTCTTCTAAATTAAAGAACGCATTATATACTAAATCATTATTGTATTTTTCAAAACCATCCTTATTAACAAGTTTAACTTTTAATATAACGTCACCAATAACTCCATTAACAAAATCTCCTTTACCTGGTACTCTCAACATTTGTCCATCATCAACATTTCTTGGAAAATTAATTGTCAAAGAATCTACAGTATCTTTATTTCCAAATCCATTACAACTATAACATTTATTTCTAAATGTAAAACCTCTACCTTCACAAGATGTACAAGATGTTTTTAGTATTTGAGTGAACATACCTGTACCAACTCTCTGGTGAACAAACCCTTGTCCTCCACAAGTTAAACATCCTGTCTTCTCCCCACCACCACCTGAACAAGGTTCACAAGCAATTTTCTTAGAGAAATTAATACTTTTAGACGTACCTAAAAAAGACTCAACAACAGTTAATTGAATCTCAACTAATTTTTCAGGAGTTCGAGGTCTTCTATTATTCATATTATTGAACATCTGATTTATCATATCGTCCATAGAACCTCCTCCACCTCCAAAAGGATTTTGTCCTGCAAATGGATTATTCAATCTATTATCATAATCACGTCTTTTGGTCTCATCACCAATAACATCATAAGCTTCCGCAATTTGTTTAAATTTTTCTTCACCCTGTGGATTCTTATCGGGATGATACTCTATCGCAAGTTTTCGATACACCTTCTTAATCTCCTCTTGAGTTGCGTCTTTACTTACTCCTAAAATTTCGTAATAATTCATATATGAATGGTGATTATATTATAGTTCTATTTAAGAATAAACAGAGATATAAAATAATAAAGCAATATAAAACGTATAAAAACGCATTAAGTTTATTTAAATCAATGATTGATGAAAATAAAGAAGTTGTGTTCGATGTCCAAACAGAAAATGGTAAGGATGTTAAATACGAGATTGCATTATTAGAGAAAAGTTCTGCGAAACTAATACCTATGTTTATGACAGATGAAATGGGTAGGAATGTCAAAGTAGATGTTGACAATCCTGACTATACTATAACAAAAATTGAAAGTTATCGAATCCCTGAAAAAATACAAAACATAACAACCAATGAAAGGGTAGAAGTAAATCAACTAATTAAAAAATACATTACAGATTCTTCCTTAAAATTAGTATCTAAATTGAATAACAAAATAATCATTCAGGATGATGATAAATTCAATGTATTTGCAACTAAGTCAATATACGATGCCGAAAGATTTCTAAATAATTTAGAATCTTATATGATTTCAAATAATAGACGTAATTGTTTAATAGTAAAAGATAGTAGTATTGAGCAAAAAAAATACCTCTATGAGGTATTATCTAATCAGGGGTTTAGTAAAAAAATGTTATATAGAACTTCGACTACTCATCTAAAAGATAAATAAACTCCACACCTGAGATATCAATCTTAAACTGTTCTTTATCTTCATCAGCACCTTTTAGAACTGACCTCATCTTAACAAATTCATTTCTATTTAACTGGAAGACTACACCTTTTTTACCTTCGTATAGTTCATCAACGGCATCGGCAATTAACGCCAATTTTTCTAAATACCCATCAAAACTTTCTTTATTCTCTGCCATAAAGTTAATTTTTTAAATTTGTTTTCAAATATTTCTTCTTTTTTTAGTTTTTTAAGTTTGTTAGCAAACTCAACTTTTTTTCTATCAGTCTCAATCTTATCTTTCTCAATTTCCTTCTGATACCAATTCAATATTTTCTCCGTCTTCTGGCTCATCTTCTAATTCAATTTTTAAACCTTGTTTAATCTGAAACTCTAACGCTTTCAAATCATCTAAATTACTTTTATCGAAAAATGATTTCAACTCTTTAACTTTATCTTCAAATAACTTTTCTTTCTCTTCTCTTTCTTTATTGTATCTGATGATGTTTTTTAAGTTATAAAACAAAACATCAATAGGCTCTTTTTGAAAGATAGTTGCAAATGAAAAAAACCTTGTATTTGGTTTATCACTTTTTTGTTCAACCACCATCTTTTCATCTACATATTTCTTAGGTAATTTCCAAGTGGTAGGGAATTCAACATCAATCGTTATGTAGTCTTCTAGTTTTCTAATAGAAACTAAATGTGGAAATATATCGCTAATCTGTTCGTATAAATTCATTATATGTTTTTAATTATGTAAGTTATTAAATAGGATAACATTAATCCGTTGAAAAAAAGCTCCCTACTACTGAGAACCAACTTTTGTGGAGGGTCTTGTAGTAGGGCACTTATAAATTTAATTACAACTCTTAAGTTTGTAAGAATTGAAAAGATAAATAGAAATAAAAATATGTTTTCTATATTAAGCATTCTCGTCTTTTTTTCTATCTTCTAAAATTTCTTTTCTTAATGTTTGTAATAAGTCTTTTAATTCCTGAGCTAATTTTCTCGCTCTAGTTCCAGCACTCTTGTTACCTTTGTAGTGTTTTCCAGTATCTACAGATAACTCTTCTGTTTTAAGTTTGATTTGCTCAATTGTTGATAATTGTTCCATCTTATTTAAGATTTGTTTTTTGTGTTTATTAAATTACTAAAATAATAATTTTTCTTTCGTACAAGTAAATAAAACCAAAGTTTTTTTATTGTGAAATATTTTTATCTAATAGTTTATATAGTTCAGTATATAACTCAAGGTCCGATTTAGTAAATGGTATTTTACGATTAAATAGGTCTTTTAAGAAAGAATCAATAGAGTCTCTAACGTTGTTATTCTTTTGCGTATAATAAACCTCCATAAAGAAACTATTAAAGTATTCGAAATGGTCCCCTTTGGTATTAAACCTAACGTTTTCTTTCTTAAAGTTTTCGATTGTTTTGTTCCAACACCATTCAAAATGTTTTTTCTTATCTTCTTCAGATAACGTGACTTTGGTTTCATAATTAAAAGATTCGTCACCAAGATACGTTTCTTTCATTAAAGTGAATAACGATACGCAAAAATCGAAAAATAATTCACCTTTTTCAGGTATCATATTATTCATATTAAACCAAATCTCAACGTCTTCACTATCCATAGGTTTGGATATCCAATTAAAAAAATTCTCCATAGAAATATACTTCTATGGAGAATATAATATAAGTTAAATAAAATTGTATATTATTGAGTGTTTTTGTTGTAACCCATTAAATGTTTCATTTTATTAAATTCTTCATTTAATAATGGGTTTTCTGTATTTTTGACAGATTCATCAACGTTATTTAAAACTTCTTGAGCCGTTTTCTTACCTTTTCTACTTTTTAAAGTACCTCTTTCAGTTTTTTCACCAGCGGTGTCAACAGGTTGTGGTTGTCTCTTATATGAAGCATTCATTTGTTCTTGACCATAAAGATTATCATCAAAATTCTTTTTGAATTTTTTACCCACTTTACTTGGTACAACATTACCCAACGCTTTACCTTTACTATCAACTTGAGCGTTACCTGTTGTACTATCGCCTGTTAAGTATTTGTCAATTAGTTCATCATTAGGTTTAATCTCATCATAAACTAAATTTGTCATACCAGGATATGAAAATGCGTCAATATATTCATCCACCGCATCTGAAGGTGTATATTTTTTAACTTTAGAATCTTTTTCTAAAGAACCATTACCTTTAGGAAAGTCTTCAGGATTAGTTTCGTAAGAACCTTTAGTCATATCCTTAAGATAGTCTTTCATTTTTTTAGTAACCGCTTTAATAGCATCTTCATTTTCTTTTTTATCAGCACTTAAAACTTTTTCAGTTTCACCAAGTCCTTTAGCTTTCTTTTGTTCTAATACTATCTTTTCAATTAAATCAATCATTTCAGTTTCGGTCAATCTTAAAGTGTCTTTTTTAGACTCTTTAACTGAATATTTTTTACCATCAACTTCAAATTCATCATCACCTTCTTCTTTAGCTTTAGCTAAAGCCCCTGTAAAAGCATTACCTTCTTCAGTTTCCGCTTCCTCAAGTTCGTTATTTCCCTCACCACAGTACTCTTGAAGTTTACCTAATGGAGTTGAGTCTTCGTGCATATCAGTATCTTGACCACTAATAGTTACAGGACCGTTAGGATTCCATTCATCAACTTTAGATTTAATTTTAGTAACTAAATCATCGGCTTTTTCTTGAAGAGATTCCTCTAAAACTCTTTTAACTAGACTGTCTATGTTTAATTTTTTCATTTTCAATTGTTTTATTATAAATATATTAAATCGACGGTTTGTGTTTATAATTTTCGATTTCGTATTGGATTATTGTTTTTATTACATTCTCACTAATATTATGTTCTTTACTAATTTTAGTGATGACTTTCTTAACTACTTCGTTTTCATAAATCTTAAGAGCCTTTATGTCTCCTTGATTACAGTACGGGAAGGTTTTACATTTCTTTTTAATTGTCACGAATTTACCACCAGGAATTTGAGTTTTTGATTTACCTCTCCAATGTTTTTTGTCGGTAGATTTAGCCCAAGCTGCGGTTGTTGTATATTGACCTGCAGATGCCGCTCCTGTCGCTTCTTTTGTTTCAACTTTACTAACATTCTTATTAACAATATCTCCCTTTGTGGTTGAGAATAATGGTGCAGAATAACCCCCTGCTGAAGCAGCTCCTGTAGATTCTTTGTTTTCTTTTTTCTTGGCCTTTCCTTGACAATGAGCTCTTTGTGAAAATCCTTTAGGGTTATTACAGTCAATACTGTCTTTATATTCTTTAGACCACTTTTCTTCAACTTCATTCTCAGGTAATTCACCTTTGAAGTCATTATAGGTTTGGAATCCCTCGTTGTCTTTGAATACATCGGCAGATGCAAAAGAACTTGATAATTTATCTTTTAATGAATTTATTATGTCTCCCATAGTTGTTAAGCGTTTTTAATTCTAGATTCCCAATAGTTTCTGTTTACCCACATAAAATTGTAGAATTCTCTAAACATTTTTAATACAATGTCTTTAACATCACCTTCAAGTTTACCTCGTTTAATTTCTCTTGCGATGGTATCTAAAAACTTGTCTTCAAATTGTTTCATAGTAGTATGACCCATAAAGTCTTTAATCTCTTTACGAACCATAATTTCAATTTCTCTTTTATCAGTTTGATTTAAAGCCATTTTAGTTTGTTATTAATAAAAATGATGTTGCAATGACTCCGACAACAGTCCCTACTTTATACCAAAAAGTAGTTCTTTTTTGTGACTTCAATTCTTTTTGTAAGTCCTTAGTCATATCATCATATAGTTTAATTTGTTGGTCTTTTTGAGTAATAATAAATTGGTTATTTTTATCTTTATCTTTTAATAAAGATATGATAGTATCTTTCTGAGATTCTCTCTCTTCAAGTTTAATAACCTTCTCTTGAGTTAATTTTAATTCTTCAACACAACCGTCAAGTTTAATTAAATCTTTCACAACTTGTTTAGCAACCTCTTTAGTTAATACTACTTTAGTTGTATCAGTTTTAATCTTATTTGTATCTATCTGCGAAAAACAATTCAAGCTCGTTAAGGCCAAAATTGTCAACATTATCAATTTTTTCATCTGTGTTGTTTTTTACTATAGTTATTGTATTATCTATGTGATGAATTTCCTTAGTTACAATTGCAACTTTTTCATCAACTTTTTCTATCTTATTATCAATCTCTTTATTAATTACTTGAGCAGAGTCAACTTTAACTTGAATTGAATCTATTTTTTTAACATACCCATCAACGTCAGTTTTAATACCATTAGTGTTAAAGATGTTATAAACAACTAAAATAACAACTAAGAATAATAAAACAGTTTCTTTTGTAATTTTCATATTATGGTTGTTGAGTTGGTTTAGGTGATGTCTTCTTACGAGACGCTAAAACTTTAGCCCATTTAGCTTTAAATTTCTCATAATAAGTGTCTAATTTATTTAGCATATTCAAGAAATTCTCATCCACTTTAATCATAGTACCATCGATGTATATTCCGTTATTTTCACCTAATGTAAAATAGTATTGGATATCGAAGTCAATTATCTTACCACCCCATTCAACATCTGTTTTATATACGTTTAAAGGTTCAAAGTCAACTAAGTCAGAAACTTCATTAACAAACTCATCCATAGTTTCTTGGAATGCAGTTTTATCGTCAGTGGTTAATTCTAAATCAGTACTTTCTTTTCCGTGAAGAGTTATTACACCACCTGAAATTCTATAAGACTGTTGTTTATCCGATTTACTTTCAGTTTCCTTACTGTCTTCAATCTCCTTTTCAGCATCTTCAATAGGGTTAATTTTTTGAGTTAAATCCTCTTGTTCAGAGATAATCCCATAAGATTTTCTGATTTCACTAATTTCTTCATTTAAACTACTGTTTTTACCTAACATATTGTTAGAAGCCTTTAGTAGTTTTTTTATTTCATCATACGAGTTGTTCATTTTCTATTTTTTTTAAAAAGTTTTCGAAATTAAACGCTGGGCTTAAACCAGTGTATTTGGAATCAAAATTACTTTTGGAAACAATTCCTTCAAATCTTTCAATTCCTTCTACCTTGGTATTATGACCAACACATTTTTTATCTATGGAGTATTCTTTAAATAGAATCTTACAAAGTTCAACACAAGAATTTATTTGTGTCTCGGTGTAAGGTTGCCAAAAAAAGTAATCTCTCCATTTTCTTTCGTAAACCTGTTCTTTATAAATATCACCAATCCAGTTAACGTAATAATCATTTAACGGCATTTTTTGAAGCCACCCCAAATTTTCTAATGAAATGATGATTGAATTTCTATTTATGTTTTCTTCTTGGAAATAATTGGAGAATCCAATTTCAGGTAGTAGTCTATAAATGACACCGTCCCTACCTATAATAAAGTTAGGGACTTTGTCATATTTTCCATTATATCTATACTTTAAAGACGATATATAATCTTTTAAATTTCTTGAAGTATGTGTTAGTATTATTTGTTTTTTTTTCTTTTGTTTTCCAAAACATTTAATACCTTCAATGTTTTCTATTTTAACCATCTCGTCTAAGATAACTCAATCTGTTTATTTTAGGAACATTTTGGTTTTCTTCTGGTTGTATTTCTTCTTGGTTATTAAGAATATTATTTAGTTCCTCTTGTTCTTCCATTGTCGGTTGATAAGGTTCTTGGAAAGAGTCTTCAGTAAATTCTTCGTTAGTCTCTTCTTTTTTAAGGTTTAATATTTTTTCAAATATTTCAAGTTCTTCACTTGTTGGGGTCCATTTGTCTTTCTCAAATTCAGCTTCAATCTTACCCGCCTTTAAACTTAACTCGTCAATATCAATATCAGGACTAGTTGGTTTGTCTTTCTTTTTTTCTTCTTCCTCAAACTTAACTAACATATGTAAGAATGATAATGAAATTAATGGTAACATACCACCAGCAAATAACGCTAAGAATCTTTTATGTCCAACAGGGTCTCCTGACTCAACTCCAAGGTAACTAACTACAGGGTCTACTAAATCAACCCAGTCTTTGAATGTTTGTCCATTCACATCAATATATTGATAAGCAAAAAAGATGTTACCAATAAATTGTATTAATGTTACAATTCCGAATGGGAAATAAACTTTCTTACCCATCTGCGCTGAGATTGCGGCAAGGGCAGATAAAGCAGCGATTTCAATACCTATTGAAAGATATATCGCCCAAGATAATGGATTAGATATCCCATACCATTTAGTTACGTGAGATATCGATACAAAGGCAACTGTCAATATTGGTATTAGAAACGCTCCGTATATAATACTTTTAAAATTTCTTTGGAACCAATTCATTATTTACCTGATTTTAATCTTTTTATCTCTTCTTCTATTTGAGTTTGTCTTTGAACGTCAAGTAATTTTCTGTCGGTTGCTTGAATCATTCTTTTTTCCGCTTCAAGTCCCATAACTTTCAATTCAATATTTAATTCATTCTTAGTGTAAGTCGAGTCTTTAATTGTTTCGATTTCTTTTCTCATTTTAGCAAGTTCTCTTGAATCTCCACATCCTTTGAAGAAGGATAACAAAGCGATTGTTAAAACGATTATTGTAAAGTTGTTTTCAATAAATTTTTTCATAATATACTTTTTTATTAAATTTATGAATATCCTATAAAAAATAAATGGACTATAATAAATAGTCCATTTATGTCATTTAGATATAATCAAATAATTCTAAACTTTGGTCTCTAAGCTTCCTAAGAGCCTTTTCCTTAATTTGTCTAACCCTTTCTTTAGTTAGTTTAAAGTCACCACCAATGTCTTCAAGAGTTCTTGTATTACCAGTCAAACCAAAATAATCTTCAATGATTATTCTCTCACGTTCATCCAAAACATTCAAAGTATCCATTAATTTTTGTTTCAATAAATCTTTACTGTTGAATACTTCATCAGGACTATGGGCGTCTTTATTAACGATGATATCCATAAGAGTATCACCCTCCTCGTTAATACTTCTATCTAATTGGACCATAGATGGTAGATTGGCATATTTTGAGGATATCTCACCAGTACCATTTTCAACCGCTTTCTTTTCCTTTTGAACATCCTGAACAACATTAACTGGAAGTCTAATTGTTCTTGCGTTCTCATTCAATGATTGTAGAATCGATTGTTTAACCCACCAAACCGCGTAAGAAATGAATCTTAGGTTTTTACTCCAATCAAAGTTTTTGATTGCCTTAATCAAACCTAAGTTACCTTCTGCAATTAGGTCCGCTAAGTCCAATCCTTGGTTTTGATACTGTTTAGCAACGGTGATTACAAATCTAAGGTTACCTTCAACAATTTCTTGTTCAATAATTTTTCTCTGAGACTCAGTCAAAGTGTTTGAAGTCATTAGAGCGGAAAGTTCTTTCTCCCTATCAGGAGTCATAACTTTAATCTTTCTAATATCTTTTAGATACGTGTAAATTTCTTCTTGGTTAATTGGGATTTGGGATTTTTCTTTCATATATTATTTTGAAAATGAGTTTAAAAAAGTAAGTTCTTGTTCTGTCAGTGATTTAATTCCTTCTGAGTTAATTTTATCTAAAATGTCATCAATACTATAATTAATTTTATTACTACGTTTGATTAAGAGGTCTTCATCGTCTTCGTCTTCATCGAGAATATTCTCCATAAAAGATAAAGTAATGTTCTCCGCAAGTTCTTTATTAATTTCATCAATAGATTTTTTAAAGTCCTCAGGAATAGAACTTTTAATCTTATCTTTTATTTTGTCGATGTTAGTATTTTCTATCAACAAAAACGTGCCTAAATCATTTTCATCCATAGAAACTGACATATTGTCATTATATTCCACAATATAATGAGCTTTAGAACATTTTGTCATAACAATATCAATAAAATCTTTTAATTTTACAAATTCTTCGTTAGAACCAAAATGTATTGCGATTGAGTATCCGTCACCTACTCTATATTTCAAAAAGTCACTATGAGTAACATCTGAAATGGCATCGACAATATAAGCTATTGTTGCGTAATCTTTAAAATTTCCTTGAGCAAATAAAAGGTATTTCTTCATATGTTATTTGAATTGTTTTACAAAGATACGAATATTTATTAGAAAAACACAAAAATTATGAAGAAAAAAATTTATCTATCGGAATCGGAATTAATTTCGGTAATAAAAAAAATGGCCATAATTAGTAAATCTAAGGAAAATTCAGTTAACGAACAAGTTAATGATGAAGAAGAAGATGACTATAACCCAAGACAAGACTTAATTAATACTTTAAAATCAAAAATAGATTCTGATGAAGATTTTGATGAATCTGATATAAGAGACATTTATGATGATGGTAAACCATTTAGAAGTGGTAGAGGTTCAATATATGTTGACATTATGGTACCTGAGACCGATGATAAAGAATTTGACAGAGCGGTCGCTAAAAAAATGTTAGAGTACTACTCAAAACAAATTAAAGATGAAAATTACGTTGGTGGAGTTGGTTTCAAAAATAGAGGAAATTTAATAAAACCTTACGACAATATGGATTTCTAAAAATAAAAACCCCGATTTCTCGGGGTTTTTTTATTGACTAACTTTACTGATGTTATCGACTTTATTTATCTTAACAATTGAATCTGCCCAATTGGTCACTAAAGGATTGTGAGTAATTACAAATATCTTTTCAAAGTATTCTTTAATCTTTGTAAAGAACTCAGACACCATTTCTAAATTATCATTCGATATCTTACCAAATACCTCATCAAATACAATAATATTAGGTTTAGGTAATGAACATACTTTACTTAATACCGCTCTCAATGCTAACGATGCTATTGTTCTTTCATAACCAGAACCTGACACCATTAGTTTCTCAACCCCTGTTGAGTTATCAATCATCCAAAACTCAACTTCGTTTTTATCAGATATTCTAATCTCTAATCGGAAGTAAGAACTGTCTTGTAATAATCTTTGTAGTTCAGAGTTGATAAGTGGCATCATAGTCTTCATAATAATCTTACTAACACCATTTTTACCAAACACCTCAGAATAAATCTTATAGATTCTTTCCTTCTCAAACTCCTCACCAATTTTGATTATATAATCATTGTTCTTTTTAATCTTATCATTCAAAGTTTTAATCTGAACACCATTAGAAGTCACAGTATTCTCATACTGTCGTTTTTCTCTTTCTAATTCTTCAATCAACAAATTAGCTTTAATAAGTTTTTGTTCAACCTCATTATTACTTTTGATTTTCTCCTGAACATCAAAATACCTTTTTAATTTATCATCTAATTTTGATTTTTTAAGGTCGTTACTTTCTAAAGTTAATTCCAACTTACTCTTGATAAGTTTGTTTTTTTCGTATTGGTCAAACTCTTTTTTAAGTTGTGTGAATCCTTGTTCTTTGATGGTTAAATCCTGCATTAACCCCTCATTTTCGTTATAATTCAGTATAAACCCGTCAAGTTCAGCAATTTTTGCTTGGGTGATAGCGGCATTCATAAGGTTGATTCCACAGTGTTCACACTGTATTCCACCTTCGACAGAACTTTGAAGTTTTTTAATCTCAGAGATTTTATTATCTAACTGAACTTTAATTTTATACTTCTCGTTATACTCTTCTTTAACCTTGTCGTGTTGGTCTTCGTGATAGAAAGATGATGGTTCAACTACATTAACCTCAGATATCTCTTTAGTTAACCTACCGTTTTCATTTACAATACCCTGAATTTCAACTTCAATACTATTTGGGTTCATAATAACCAACTCTTGGTCTATGTCGGTATGCTTAGACGAAATTAACCCTTCCTTATATTCTTGTCCCTTCCTTAGTCTCGCAGTAACATCTGAGATGTTTTTGTTGGCAGTTTCAATCTGACTTTCAAGTTCAGATATTCTTTCCTCAGAATCAACGTTTTCCTGTTTTAGAGTTTCGGTGTTATATATGTTAGACAACATACCTTTTGAAAACTCAGAATACAGTTCTTTACCAGTTTCCTCTTTCTTTTTAAGGAATTCTAAACCTAAGAATTTAGTTAATACTTGTCCTCTTGCCGTTGGCTTGGATTCAATTAAATCTTCAAGATTTGTTGCGGTGGTTAAAATGGTCATTAAGAAATCTTCTTGTTCTCCAATAGAATTCTTCATAAACTTCTCAGTTTCTCTACGTTGTTCACCAGTAAAGTTCTGTAGTTGTCCATCGGCTAAAATTTTAAAGAAGTCTAGTTCTGTTTTCACATTCCATTCTCCTGCCTTTGATTTCTTTCTCTCAATATTTCTAACAATAATATAGTCCTCACCATCTATTGTTATATACCCACGAACTGAGACCTTATCCTTATCTGTAAATCTATTAAAGATTTCTTCTGCTTTGTTCGTCTTTGTTGTGGTATTGAAGAATAAGAACATTAACAAGTCTACAGTCAATACTGTCTTACCACCAAAGTTAGGTGGGTCGGACTCAACAACTGTAATTCCACCACATTTCTCAAAATCCAACACTTGGTTCTCACCATAAGATAGGAAATTAGAGAATTCGATTTTCTTAATGTACCATTTTTTAAACGCCGCAACTTCTTCTGAAGTTGATAATATTTTGTTCTCTACCGCATTATCTAATTTTAAAACCTCTTCAGTATAAGAATCATAACCTTTGGATTGTAAGAATGACTTAACCAATTCAATCTGGTAATTTTTGTCCATAATATTGAACGAAACATCAACAGTTTGCATAGTATCATCCTCAACTAATTTAACCTTAGTAATTACGTTAACATTTGTAGTAACGTACTTTTTTTGGAAATACTGTTTAACACTCTTAATTCTTTCTTGTGTGAAGTTTTCAGGAGTGTCCTCCCAAATAACCTGTAAGTAAGGATTGTCAAGTGTTGAAACGTCAAGTTTATGACTCATAGTTTTATAATTAAATAATTTCGGCGGATTGAACAAATCCATCAGTGTTTAGTTTTATTGTTTCGCTAGTTGATGTTTCTTGATTTTGAGTTTCACCTGAAATTGATTCTCTCATTTTTTCAAGTTGTTCCATAAAAGCATCTTGGAACATTTTTTCTTGTTTTTTAATTTGAGACTTGATTAGTTGATTTCTCGCATTAACTCTTTTTCTGTGTGCTTTAGCTCCACCTCTTAACTTTGATTTTCCCATTGTATTTGTTTTTATAAAATTTGATTATTTTGATTATTGTTTGGTCTGTTTTCTTCAAACCATTCAATTATTGAATTTATCATCCAAGTTACTCCTGAAGCCAAAGCTCCGTCAAAGAACCAAGAAACATACTCATTAATACCTAATAGTTGATGTATTGGTGAATATAGGAAAATTCCAAAGAAAAATCCAATCCAAACTGGTAAACACATCATACATCTCATCATTTCTCTAAGAAAATGAAAAAAACCATTAAATGGGACTGTGATGTCATTACCCCATCTTTCAATTGTGTTTCGGAAACCATCCATAATTTTACCATAAACACCAATATTACTCATACCGTAAATTGTTAAACACCAAATAATTAATTCTGTCATAATTTATCTCTTAAGTTAGAACCAGGGTGGAATCTTGCTAATTTGCTTTGAATGATTCCACTTAGGTCGTTTATTTTAATTTCTTGTTCTTTAATTTTTTTATCTTTAGTACCAACCTCTTCTCTAAGATTTTGTAATGTTTGAGTTATCATTGATAATTTTTCATTACAATCTTTACTACCTGTCTCGATTATATTTTTTTTAGACTCCTCTAATTCTTGAATTTTGGTTAACATTTCAATTCTTTCTTTTCTGAAATTATTTTCCATCTCATCCATTTTTAGTGAGAATTTTTCTTCAATATATTTAATCTCCTGTTCCTTCTGTAATGTATTTTCAATCATTACCTCTTTAACCACTTCAACCTCTTTAACTACCTCGACTTCCCAAGGTTTAATTTCATCATCCTCACCAAGTAATCCATATTTTTCAATATAGTATCCTTTTTTGAAACATTCAAATCTAAATCCTTCTACGTCTTCAATCTCATTAAGTTTACAAAAACTTATAAAATCTGGCTCAAGGGGTTTACTAATAGTTAAGTAATCGTTCAGTTCCATCTACTAAATTTTCAATCGAGTCTATCTTAAATGATAGGAAAGGTTTAGGGTTTTTTAAGTCAACAAATTCGTAAGTATCGGTTTCAACATCGTATATGCCGTATCCGTGTTTATTAACTGTTTCTCCAAAATTCTGTTGAATAGTCGAACCAATCATATATGCCTTCTTACCGTTTGGAATGTTGAATACCTGTCTTTTGTGAATATCACCACAAAGAACTAAATCACATCCTGCAAACTTATTAACATCAAAACCTTCATCAAATTTATAACCTATGTCAGTTGTTAATCCTTGTACTGGTCCGTGGAATAATCCAATATTAACATTACCATCATTTTCTATTTCAGGCGGAATATTATGGTCCATAAGCGAGTATACACACCAATTAATGTTTTGGTCTTTATATACACCTCTGTTTTTGTAATAAACAACCATTTCATTTTGAAGTGAATCAATAATTGGAGTTAATGCGTCTAATCTTGACATATTGTTCTCAAGGAAATCGTGATTACCAATTATAACAATAGTTTTAGTAATTTTAGAACATTCTGTAAGAACCCAAGCAACAAATTCAATTAACTCAGGTGTCATCTGATTTTTACTATGAACTAAATCACCTGTGAATACAATTCTATCAGGGGCAATTTCTTTCCATTGGGTTAAGGCATCTGTAATTATTGATTTATATAATTCGTGGTCTTTGAACAACCTGATATGTAAATCACTAAAATGTACTAGTTTTTTAATCATCGGTCTTTTTTTGTTCGTCAAATAATTTAAATTCTTCGTTAACGTGTCCACAACCATTACACATATAAGTTGGGAATGGCACTAAGGTATCTTCTGAACTACCAGTTATTAGTTTAGATACTTTCTTTAATATAACAACTTCTTTGAAGTAGTGTCCTCCACATTCTTCACAAATAACTGTAGGTTGTTGTCTTAAATCAATTTTAGGTCTTATTAAATCATCCATATTGTTTTTCTTTAAATTTAGGTTATTTTGTTTATTTTGTCAAATGTTACTTACTTTGTTTTTGAAAAATAGAAACCACATCAAATCCGTTCCATATCTCATTACCGTCATTAATTTGAATCTCTCTTTGTTCAACTATAGTCATATTATATTTCTCAACAAGCTCTTTAAAAAGAACTGCATCCATATTTGACCTACCCCCTTGGTTTTCAAAAGAATAGTCTTTCCCTCCTTTTAAATTAGAGTGGTGAATAATACCTTTACCACCAACAACTAATACTCGATATATCTCTGATAGGTAATCCTCAATCACATTTTGGTGCATATGCACAAATGAATCATATGAATAAACTAAATCTTGTGATTCGTTTTCTATAAAAGGAATCGATTTACCGTCACAAACAAAATAATTTGAAACGTGATGTCCAAGTTTTTCTTTTGTTTTTTCAATACAAGTAGGATTTAAATCTACAACTGTAAGTTCCCCTGACAATATTGCTAAAAATTGAGTTATTCTCCCATAACCTGGTGCAATCTCTAAAATTTTTTTACCTCTAAATTCTTTTAAATCGTCAAACAGATGTTTGTTCCATAAATTTTCAGTACTACCAAACTTAGTTGACCATTCGTGACCTCCGTCAGTCCAAACTTCTTGGTTATCCCAATAACGTTGTTCATCAATGTTATAAAATTTCTCCATAATTATTTTTTTAAATACTGTTTCATATCCATATCTAAAATGGTGGTTATCACATCTTTAGGTACTCTGTATTCTTGGAAGTCAGAACTATCTTTTAAGTGAACAATAATACACCCGTATAATCTTAAATTACCATATTTACTACCTTCTAACATCTTTAATAGAAGTTTAGCGTAGAATGGTAATTGTAAATAATAGTGTCCCAAAGCAGTACTTGGGTGTTTTTGGAATGGAGGATACATTGGTTTAGTAAAACTATTCGTTTGAAAGTTTTTTTCTTTATTGGTCTTCCAATCTGTTATAATTAATCCAAATTCGGTTAATTCTTTATTAAAAATTAACCATACTTTATCAGGTTGTCCTGTATATCCAAGTTCAGGATGTCCTAATACCATCTCAGTGTCAAGTAAAATAGCGCCTCTATCATTCATTAAGTTAAGAAATTTAGTTCCCGCAGAAACCATACTATCTCCTTTTAATATTTGTTCAATATCACAATCAAATATAGGTTGTCTAACTTCTTTATATTTCCCAAACATATCTATCGTCTTCTTCTCTAATAGAAAATGTACACGAGAACCCATATTGGTTGAGTAGTCACCTGCCGCAGCCCACTCTTTAATTAATCTTTCCATCTCATCAGGGTCTCCTCCTGATTTGTTATAAGCAGCCTCTTCAGTTGGGAATTCTTTATAGAACTTTTTAATTACTTTAGATACAGAAGGGAAATCGGTTCTAACCTTTCCATCCAAATCTTTCATTGTGTATGAGTGAGTATCTTCAGTAAATGTTAACCCTAACTCATCTTGTTTTTTTGAGATAATTTCTCTTATCTCTTTTGCAATATCCTCTAAATTCATTTATTTCATTTTATAATAATAATCGTTTATTTCACCTCTTAAATCACACACGTCCTTATCAACAGGTAATTTTACAATCTTAACCCTATTGTATAATTCACCACCATTCAGTTCTTTGTAAAGTTTTTTAGAATTCTCCCAAGCATCACCATCAAGACAAATAATAATATCTCCTTTTGACTTAAAATATATTGACTCAAAAAGAACTGATGATAAATGTTTACCTAACATAGGAATACTATTCTCCAAAAAGAAACCATCAAATACCCCTTCAACAATATAAATGTCTTTTTCCCAATCAATCAAATGTTCGTTGAAGATTATCTTGTCTTTTTCTGCAATAGGATTTTTATATTTGAATTTAGGATTACCTCCCCAAGCTCTACCAACAAAATAGTTTAATTCACCTTCTTTAGTGTAAGAAGGAACTATGATTCTACCACTGTAATCACCTTTCATAGTATAACCTATCTGATATTTCTCAATAATATCGTCAGTGATACCTCTACTTTTTAAATAATTTAACGCCTCTCGATGAGGTGGATAAATAGGGTTACTGTCTTTAAACGTAACATAACCCTCGGGAAGTCTTAATTTGATTTTTTTTACCTGTTTCTCTTCAAACTCTTCAGGTCTAATAAGGTTGTAAGTCTTTTTAAGTTTTTTATTTGCGTATTTGTCAAATAATTTACCTAACGGTCCGTGAGTTCCGTGAGTTTCACCACAACTCCAACATTTGTATACGTGTCGACCATAATTGATTTCTAAATTACCTTTACCATCAAGTTTGTCAAGTCCTTTGATATCGTATGAGCATACTGGACAGTCAAAAGATATTTGCATTTTTGACTGATAGTGTTGTTTGGGTTTACCCAAAAACTCCTCAAGTAATTCTACTACTATTTCAATTTCATCTGACACAGATTAAAGATAATCAATAATGCCAAATAAATCAATTACCAAATCTCTTGTTGTTTCATAAAACCTAATGCACAGGTATAAGCATCAGTTTGGTCGAAGTTTTCTTTCTTTAAAGTACTATTTCTAGTGTATTGCCAAGTAATTTGTGGCTCTCTTTTTGCAACCAATTCCCAAATCATCATTTTCTTATCAATGTCTTTAGGTAATCCACCAAATAAAACGTGTTTACCTTTATCGTTAGGTTGTATTAAGTGTGGGAATGCAAATTTTCTTGAATTATATGTCGAGATAAATTCAGGGACAACCCCTAAAACATCATATACTTCTTTAAAAATTAATGTGTTGTATCTGAGTAAGGTACTAATGGTATAAACGTTATTAGAATTTAACAAAGGTTCTTCAATAACTACGTGAGTAATACCTAAACCTTGATAGTTTGAAAGTTTGGTTCTAAACATTTCCGCCTTAACCAATAACTCTTCCATTTTGTTTTCCTTTTTTGGTTTTGGTTGTGGAGAAATGTGTGTTAATTCTAATAATTGTTTTGTTGTGATATCAAATAACGCCCATCCAATTGTTTTAGTAGACACGTCTAATCCCAAAACTTTCGGGTTGTTTTCTATTTTTTTTGACATAAAATTCTTTATTTAAAAAAAATATACGCTAATAGTTAATATAATAAAGATTTTTTTAAAAATCTATCTTGATAGCGTATTGCTGGGTACCTTGTCTAAGAATTGGTGATTGTAATTTAGTAATAACCATTAACTCTTTATCTTCATTAAATAAACCAATCTCAGTAACGTATGCGGTTGAACCTGAAAACCAAGTAGGATTACTTGTATTAGTAAATTGTGTAGAAGCTAAATTACATAAAAACTTCATCTCGTAAATTGTTGCTTGGATATCGGTTTCAATGTTACCATAAAAATAATATTCATCACCAAAATTCAATATATCCTCTTCCCCTGTAGGTTGAGGTAAATAAATATAGTTAGCTAAGTTATATAAAGGTGAACCCGTATATTGATTATGACTAATAACAAATGTATTTCCTGTCATACCTGATGGGGTAATAAACCCATTAACACTTGATGCCGATAATTGACTAGTAAAATCAATTACTCTCCACTGACCAGGGTCTGGTTGTGTAGTTGAACCTGACACTAATTGGGCAAGTACTTGGAACTGTGTTGCGTTATAACCCATAAAACAACAGTCTTCTAAGAATGGAAACTCATTACCAAATCTAATGTTTACGTTTTGTCTATCGGCAGTACATCCCGTGAAAGGACCCTGTATTTTAGAATAATAATTACAATGTAACGAATCAGTAAATGCAGTAGAATTAAATCTGTATGTCACGTACATATATTCGTTTTCATTACCCATAACACCATAATCATCATCAATTGCATCACATAAATTAGGAGCAGATAAAGATAATCTTGGTGCGGATAAAGTCCAATTTCTATTAGATTTGTAAGATAACGCTGCAACTATTTCCTCATCATCAAATATAATCTGTTTTAAGTCAGGGAATACCTTACCAACTCTACTAGGATATCCATTACTATTTGGATGTGTATCGTATAAATGGTAGTATCTCAAACCAGGGTTATTCATATCTAAGTTTTTACTAGACTTCATATATTTCACTTGGAACAAGTCTAGGTTTGGATTATCAAAACCTGGAGGGTCAACATAAAATATTTCTCCCATATTACCCGTACTTGATTTATGCCACATTAACGAAGGAATAGTAACTTTAAAATTTCTTGCAAAACCTGTTTGGTCTATAGCGTTAATGTCATATGGTTCTAAAGCAAATTTTTCACCATAAAAACTATCAACCGCATTGTTAGTATAATGAACAATAGCAATAGCTTTTTGTTCGTTTGGTTGTACATTTATAACATCATCAAATGAGTTATAATAAAAAGTATCAGTAGTCTCTGCAGTCATTGTTGGACTAACCCAAAAAGTTTGTCCTGAAACTTCCTGATAACCAAAGTATTCTTTACTACCCAAGTACTCAACTGAACCAAATTTGTTATAACCTTCATTAAGAGCCGACCACAAACCTGCAGGATTAACAGACCAAGGAATATTCATATTCCAAACTTTAACATCAGTATTACCTAAATCACAAATAGATTCAAAATTAATTACATCAGGTGGCCAATATCCCATTGGTGTGGTTGTGTCGTACAATTCGGTCATTCCTGAAGGATATATTAATGCTCTCGCATTTCCACAACAACTAGCACCACTAAAATTAGGGATGTTTCTATCTAGTTCAACTAAATTACCATTAATGTTTTGTATTTTATAAGTTAATATAGGGAAGTTACCCGTAATATTTCCACAACCACCATTACCGTCAAATAAAAAAGTAATAATATCACCAATTTCAGGTGTACCTGTTGTAGGTGAACAAAAATCAGGCTCCAACACTATTAAATTACCGTTACATAAACATAAATCTACAGTGTAGTTAGCATTTTTTGTATAGGCTGAGTTTGTAATTGCGGACCAACTGTAAGGAGTACCTGTAAAAAATCCTCTAGTTGCCGCAGTATTATAAATTGGGGAAACTACCGATTCTTGAATGGCAATTCCGTATGTACTTCCTGAAGACCCTTTAACATAAAATGGGTACTTCAAATTCATTTTATTACTATTTGGTTCTTGACTACTATTTTGAGAATTATAAGCAGCTTCTAAAATAAAATTATTAGTTTGATTATAGTTTGGTGCAGAATTATACGAAACTTCACTATCCCCAATTTGGAAATATCTGATATCAAATCTACCCTGAGATAGTCTTAACCTACCTGTGTCCGTAATTCTAGTATTAAGTAATCCTGAAGTGTTTTTTATTATATATGCCATATTGATAAATATTAAGGTGTATAAATTTGTATTTGATTTCTAACAACTCTGTCTGATATTATTTGACAACAGTTACAAGAATTACTAATGATGTTTAAATATACAGTTACGTTAGCCTCTCCTTTAGTTATACAAGGAAGGACTGATTGACCATTAGTTTCTGTGTTAATACCAATTTGAATGGTTCCTGTTAAAGTATCTCCGTTATTAAATGTAAAAGGTCCTGACTTATACATAGCATTACCTGTTTGATTTATGTATATTGGATTACAAGTATCTGATGACCCATTACCTAAAGACAATGGAGTCATAGTATTAATTGTTTGAGGGGAACCATTTATTAAGAATGAATGGTTATTAACATCCCAAGCAACTGAGCCAGGTCCACTACCAATAACAGAATATTCTAACATAAATTCCGCAGTAACATTAATTCCCAAAGGTAATGAAAACGGATTAGACAAATCATATTGGAATGAATAATACTTGTAGTTACCACTAGTACCGTCATAAGTAAAGTTTGTTGCCGTAGCCGCCAACGTGTACGTATTAACATTGGTACCTCCAACAGTTATACTTTGGTTAATTATATAATTATTCGCATCTTTATAATATACATTATATGTATTAGGTGCTAATCCCGTAAACCAACCAATTGGGTTATTAAAATTAACTCCATCTAAAGAGAATGAATAAGGCGCAACTCCAAGAATAACATTAGCACCAATAGTACCGTTATTTTGATAACAATCCGAAGGTGTTGAATTAAGGGTTAATACGGTTTTAGAGGATTCAGGTATAGACGCACAAGTTCCTATTTGGGCAATAATATAATATTCCATTCCAAGAGGATTATATGAATACCAATTACTATCAGGGATATTATCAAAATCACCTGACCTAAAATACCCACCATAAGGTAAATAACCCAACATTTCCCAATACCCATTAGTATTCCAAGAAACATTTGCGGTATTACCTGTATAATAAGGTTTACCATTTATTGATGTACCTGAATCACAAACATCAATTAATGTGGTTACATTATTCTTTGTATCTAAAAGAGTAATACAAAGACAAGTTAATGTTGGTGGAGTAGGTTCAACTTCAAAATTCTCATATGTCATACAAGATTGATTGTAAAGTGTAATACCTGTTGTAGTGTTTGGCACCGCAACTTGCACACCACTTATATTCGTTAAACTAGCCAATGTTATTCCCGTGGCAGGTAATAAAGAAGGATATAATTGGGCAATATTACCACTACCGATTATATCGTAATATATAGTGTATGGACCTGTAGAAGTTCCTCCTGTTATTTTTATAGTATAATAATTATCCATTACAACCTGAAATTATTTCAATAGAATTTATAGTATTAATATTACCGCTAGTTATTGTTAAAGTATATGTAATATCATTAGGGGCGATATTACTATATACAATATTATTGTAAATACTGTTATTAATAGTAAGTTCTCCTGTACTATAGGTACTAATACCACATCCACCCGTAGGTGTTTGAGCATCTACATATACATCTATAACATCTCCTATTGTTATCGTAAAATTACCTCCGTTAGTTGGTCCGCCACAAGGAGTTCCACTATTAAATTGGTAAATAGTTACCCCATTCAATTTAATCCATCCCGCAGTTTTAGCACATTGACAATTAGGACATTCTTTAAAATGTGACCAAGTAATGTTTTGAGTCTGTGGTAACGGAGTTGCGGTTGGTGTTGCGGTTGGAGGTGGTGGGGGTACTGGTAATATTGGAGTTGGTTGAGGTACTGGTGTAGGGGTAGGTGTCGGTGTTGGAGTTGCAGTAGGTGTGTTGTATTCAATAACTGAACCATCAAAACTGCAATCAACAGACGATGTTAATTCACAAGTTGTTGATGCGGTAAAATCCCCCCATAAATCTTTAACATTAACAGTATAAGTCCCTGAAGGTTGGTTAAATATAGTATTACCCGTTATACTTGAATTATTGGGTAATGTCCACACAACAGTGTATGGAGTGGTTCCACCTGTAACATAAACAGATAGTATACCGTCATATCCGTTTTCACTTGGCTCGTTAATAATATTACATTGTACACCTAAAGGAAGTAATGTTATTGGTCCACATTCATTTTCACTTTGTCCAGGTATTGGTACATTACTAGTTGTTGTAGTAGTTGTTGGGGGACAAGGTTGACATTCACCGTATTGACAACTATTACTAGGTTGAGTGTTAACTAAATAGTTTCCTCCTGCATTTAACGTCAAATAAGGTTGTGAATTAAATTCAACTGCCTTATAACAAAAAAGATAAGGTTGTACAATAATTAAAGTACCAATAACAAATTCATCTTGATTGATGTAAGTATTCGATAATTTATATAGTTTATTATCACAACAACCTCTAACATATTGACTTTTTTTACAAGGAGATGTGACCGCAGGACCTAAAGTAGTTCCATCAAAATATCTTACAATAACACCATCAGATACATATGCTGGGGATACAGGTATCGTACCATTAATGTCGTAAAAGGCTGACCAACTTATTGTCGACGCACTACTTGTTTGGAATGAAGGGTCACAATAGTATCCAATGACTGGGTTAATCCCAAATCTCCAACAAGCATCCGAATCAGTGGCACCGATAGCTAAATATTGTAACGTTAACGCCATTATATATTTATTAAATCTTTAATTTCACAACCATTATCATCAATAGCCTTAACACTCGCAGTACTTAAAGGTAAGTAAGGTGCTGGAACTAAAAACGTATATGGTATGTCAACGTCGTTTATGGTTGTAATGAAAATACAATTCAAATAACTTCCGTCACACAGATAAATATCGTATGGTTCAGTTCCATTTAAATTTGTTATTGTTATTGTTTTATTCATATTTTATATTAATTAACAAGGCACTACATCAATAATAACTCCTGAGTTAGAAATTTGAATAGCGTAAGCCGACCCAACTCCATTTAATTTTATTGCCACCCATTTATTACCTCCTGCGGTTGGTAAACTAGGATATGAGTCATATACAATATCTCCAACAGTGATAGAATTTATTGTAGACCTTTGGATAAGATAACCTCTAACCGCATTATAAGTTAAACAAGCAGATGTACTAGTAAATGCGTCGGGTACTGTTCTTCCTATGTAAGTGAAAAATCCTACTGTAGGGGTTGGCGATGGTGGTGTAGGTATTGATGAACAACAAATAGCAACAACTTTATTAGCGGTTCTTAACGCCACATACATTCTATTTGTTGGTGGGTGATATTGTATTGTGAAAGGTTGTGACGATAAAGGTATTTTATTTTCAACAATTCCTGTTGATGGGTTCATAACCGCAATTGTATTATCACCACTATTAACAATATATAACCTTCCATTAGTTGTATTATATTCAATAGCGGTCGGATTTGAAAGTAATGCTGAAGTATATACGGCACCTACAGTACCTCCAGTTGGGTTAATGTTTATAATTGAAATTGCATTAGCTTGGTGTGGTATAAATATTCTATTATTTGTAGTATCGTGTCCTAGTTTTCTTATGGTTCCTAAAACAGGATAAGACAATGGTATAGTACCTATAATACTATTTGTTAAAGGATTTATAATTGTTACCGTATTCGTAGTAATATTAGTTAGGAATAATCTATTATTGTATGAACTATGTAAAAATCCTCCTCCACATTTACCAGGTATACCTGTCATAACACCAGATACTGTCAATGAAGGTGAGAATACTCTAATAATTTCTCCTGTAGTTGTTCCACTATTATTAGTAATATAAACATAATCATTTATAGGATTATAAACCATTCTTCCACCCGTATTGGACGCTGGTCCAAGATTAGTTGTTTGAAACGCAGTTGATGAAATACTAAGTGGGAGTTTAACAATTATTTTATTATTATTATTATCATAAACCATATCAGTACCAGGGGCAATAGGATTATATGGTGTTGGTGGTATTGAATTTGTTGATGTATTAATCTGATATACACCACCAGGAATTATAGTTGTTCCAGAATAATTTAATACTCGTACTGTATTAGTATCGTCTAATAATAAATCTATAGGACTAAAAGCCACTGATGAAAATTCACTAATAACCACATCGGAACAAGTGGTTGGCGTTGGGGTTGGTGTTGGTGTACTTGTTTGAGTTGGAGTTGGCGTACTTGTATTAGTTGGAGTTGGTGTCGGAGTTGATGTTGATGTATTTGTTGGCGTAGGTGTAGGTGTTGATGTATTTGTTGGCGTAGGCGTAGCAGTCGGACTATCCGTAGGTGTTGGAGGAATAGTTGCGGTAGGCGTTGGGCTTGCCGTAGGTACTGGTATTGTTGGGTACGGAGTTGCAGTAGGTGTTTGAGTAGGTGTTGGTGTTGGAGTACCTGTAGGTGTTGGTGTTGGTGTTGGTGATGGTGGAGGAAGTGGTGGTGTTGGTTGAGGACATCCGTCACAATCTAATCCGACTAATCCTGTGATTGAATTCAATATAGAATTTGAAGATAAGTTAGATAATGAATCGTAAGTTACACACACAACAGTTTGGTTAATAACTGCCGTCATAGTATAACCAGTTTCTATGGTAATATTATTATAAATTAAATCACCATTTATATAATACTCATCACCTGTTTCACAATTTATTAATTTTTTAGTTTGAGAACATTCAAAAGTTTCGTCAAATATTTCATAAGTTAAACTACCAAGGAAACATAAATCTCTATTAACTGTAGGTGTTGGTGTTGGAGTCGCCGTAGGTGTTGGTGTAGGGACCGTAGTTGCGGATAAACTAATTGATGTACTTGAACAGTTTATTGTTGGTGTTGGTGTAGGAGTTCCAGTTTGTGTTGGAGTTGGAGTTGGTGTAGCCGTAGGTGTTGGAGTTGGGGTAGGTGAATAACATTCAAATACCGCATCAAAATCAACAATATCACAAGGATTTGTAGTAGTTGTGGTAGTTGAGCAACCACCAGCAAATAATTCATATATATCAGGACAAGAACTGTAACAAGGTTCTTTACCGTAAAATATACAAGGACCTCCTAAAGAATCAGAAAGACACCATTTATTACCATCATAGAAAATGTAACCAAAATCACCACCAATTGCAAAAGTAGTATAATAATAAGGATTACCACCATAATAACCTTGTAATGTGAATGTACCATCATATGAACTTCCATTACTTAAACAATAATTAACCAAACAAGAATTGGTCGGTGTAGGTGTTGGAGTTTGGGTTGGAGTAGAAGTCGGTGTAGGTGTTGGCGTAGGTGTTGGCGTAGAAGTTGGGGTTTCTGTTGGAGTTGGCGTAGGTGTTTCTGTTGGCGTTTCTGTTGGAGTCTCTGTTGGTGTTTCTGTTGGAGTCGGTGTAGGTGTTTCGGTTGGCGTTGGTGTCGGACAAGGATTATCTATTAAACATAAAGAACAATCAACATCTCCGTAATAAGTCGCTGAAATACCAACGTAAGTTGGGTAAGAAGGATTATAAGAGTGAACAAGGGCACAACCAACAAATCCAATAGAGTCGACATAATAAAATTGACCAGGATTTATAGAACCTGGTAATCCAGATATATTATATGTTGAACCGTCACAACAACTAACAAACGAGTAAATAGGTTGTGTTGGTGTTGGGGTTGGAGTAGGACATATTTGTGAACAATCAACTCCTGTGTATATCGCAATACCATTATAAGGTAATGATGTATCTACACAAACATTTAATAACAGAGTACTTCCTGATTGATAATCTCCACAACAATCATAATATTCCCAAAATGGAGCATCAGTTACCCCCGAAGTACAAGTAATTGGTGTAGGTGTTGGTGTAGGTGTTGGTGTAGGTGTTGGACAAGGAAATACAATTAGACAAGTTGCACAATCAGCATATCCTAAGCCAGCAGATACTGTTGGGTACGATGGATTGTAAGGTAAAGGAATACTATTACAAGTGTAACAAGAAGAACCTATATTGTAAGTTGTGCCAATAGATAATGTAGTAAATCCAATAATATTAAAATCTACCTCATTCAAAGGTGGTGGTTCGGTACTACAACAGTCAATAAATACATATCTAAAAGCAGCCTCTTCTGTTGGCGTTGGCGTATTTGTAGGAGTTTCTGTAGGTGTACTAGTCGGAGTAGAGGTCGGTCCTTCAGTTGGTGTTGGAGTACTTGTTGGTGTATTAGTCGGAGTACTAGTTGGCGTAGAGGTTGGTCCTTCAGTTGGTGTTGGTGTAGGTGTTTCGGTTGGCGTTGGTGTCGGACAAGGTCCGTTATCAATAACGGTTAAACCTGGATTGTTATCATAACAAGCACCAAACGCTAATAAACAAGCACATATTTGAATATCATTACCGTCCGCAATTTCAAATCCAAGAATCTCATTTCCTTCACAATCAACATAATCAAAAAACTGAGGAGTACCAGTTGTATTTATAATTGTATAAGAAATACAATCGGTACAAAAAGGATTTGAACATTCAGTTTGAAATACTAAAGCTAAGCTGGCCGTTTGACGAGGTGCTGATTCAGGTTCAATACAGGTCCAACAACTACCATCACATTCAGACGAATATGTTTGACCAACAACGCCATCAAAATCATTTTGAACTATATACTGACCACAACAACTTATAAATTTATTAGATGAAATAGGTGGTTGGGTAGATGTTGGTGTAGGGGTTGGTTCAATAGGTATTGGTGTTGGAGTAGGTGTAGGTGTTGGAGTAGGTGTTGGTGTCGATGTCGGACTTGTGGTAGGTGTCGGTGTTGGTACAATTGGGGTTGGCGTAGGTGTTGGAGCCACCGTAGTTGACGTAGGCGTAGGAGTTGGTTCTCCAGGTGTAGGTGTAGGGGTTGGTGTAGGGTCAACATCACATACACAATTAGTACAGTTTTTACCTGTTGGGTGACAGATATTACAAGGGTCTGAAACTAACAATTCTGAACAAAAAGTAACTATTTGGCCAGGAAGTACCGTAATTGTCGTATTATCTTGCAACTCACAATCAAGATAAGTTACTAAACATTCATCAAGACCTTCACTATTATCCGCTTCCCAACATATAACCACAGGTGCTGGTGTTGGAGTTGGGGTAGGTGTTGGTTGTTGTCCACAAACACAATTTTCGTCAATACCCGCATCTAAAATATTGATTGAAAATGGTTTATTAATATCATAACAAATGAATACACCTTGGCTACCACTACCTGTTTCTAAATTTCCATTACAATCAAAGTAACTGTAATTATCGGCATCGATAATTAAACCCCTGTGACAATCACAAGGCAAATCTGTAGGTGTAGGAGTTGGTACCACCGTAGTTGACGTAGGCGTAGGAGTTGGGACAACTGTGGTTGAAGTAGGTGTAGGGGTTGGCTCAATAGGGATGGTTGTTGATGTTGGAGTTGGTGTTGGTTCAGGTGTCTGAGTTGGTGTTGGTGTCGGGGTTGGTGTTGGTGTACACGGTCCGTTATCAATTATTGAGATACCAGGTGTTGCACTAACAGTACCTTCGATAGCACAAAAACTTATTACTTCATTTTCAATTGGGAAATCCTGAGGATTACCGTCACAATCTGTGTAAAATACCGTTCCAGGTCCACCACCAGAACTTATAGCGGTGTAAGAAACACAAGGTGGAGTAGTAGGTGTAGGTGTTGGTGTTGGTATTTGTGATGCACAACAATTATTAGTACTTGTTATAGTTGAATTTACTAATATTATCGGTAAGTCGTTTTCATAGTAATATATTTGAGGTGTAGTGCCAATTGGATTACAAAAAGCATTTAAATAATTACCTGCAGTATCATATGTATTTGTTTCAGTATTACCTATATCACCACAAATTTTGTTACTAACATATATAGTATTATCCAAATATATGGTATTACCTATAGCATTATCTAAATCTATTTGAGAAATGTTAACATCCCAATAATAGCAAGGACAAGGTGTTGGCGTCGGTGTTGTTTGAACACACTGTGGACAGTTTTGAGGTGATGGGTCTCCTGCAGGGTCACCAGGCCCTTCACATACTTCATATCCTTGGGTATAATATGTGTAAGAAGTATTTGGGTATTGAGTATCTAAATCAATGGCAGGTGAGGGAGGAATTCCATCATAACCTTTGAAACAAAAAACAGGACTTCCATTATTAACTTGATATACCTTATCAATTAAAAAAGTTAAGGTAGATGATGAGTAATAAACATATGGTGGACAACAAGAAATACCATATTGAGATGGTAGTGGTAAACAATCTAAACAATCTTGTATTGGTTGATAATAAGAACCAACTAATCCGCCATCATTATAAAAAATTGTAGGGTCTTGGGTAATATATTGATAACAATAGTATTGAGTTGTTCTAAAATAATCACCAACAGTTCCTGAAACAGGTGATAAAAATAAGAAACCTGTATTACATTGTTCAACAATAAAAGAATCAGTACAAGGCAATTCAATAATACAATTTGTACATCCGCCAGGAGTGTAAGTTTGTATGTCTAAAAATTTGGCACTAAAATTAAATGTTGTAGCAGAAACAACAGTATAACACCTACCATTATATTCGAAAAAATCACCAGTAACTGGTGAATTGGGTAAATTAACGGTATATGTTCCAACACCACAAGAACAACCGCTAATTGTATAAGTTAACATAGGAGTACAAGCACTATATCCATCATTACAAGTTAGTCCTGCTAATTGAGATTGGGGAACCCAAGCTCCAAATGCCAAAGGATATGTACCAGTACCACCTGTACTATAAAATTCAAAGCATTGGTTATTCCATACAATTAAGTCACCACTACTATAATTATTATTTGTAGGGATAACAACATCATATACAGTAAACGGTGAATCACATTGTTTAATTTGAACATTTCTACATCCAGGCGCACCACAAGCATTAACCTCAAATTCATTAGTAATTGTAACATCAATACCTGTACCACCTGATAATTGTATTTCATAACAAATACCAGTGTTTTCATCAAGCACAACATCATTAGGGTCATAAAGACCTAGTGTTTCAATTTCTAAAGTTTCACTAACTCCACACCTATTTGCGAAATAAAATTCCATCTATATTTTAACCTTATTATGATATAAATAATCAGTTCTTTGATTTTTGAATCAAAGACTTCATAATATCAACATATTTTATTGTTGAACTATTTTTATCAATATATTCAAAATGGTTTATGTTCTCTTTTAATTTATCTAAAGGATTTATAATAATGTAGTCACCTTTATAAAATTTGGTATCTTTTAGGTTATCTGTGACACCCGCCATATGTAATATTGGTTTTTTATTATAAATATCAATATTGTCAGTTGCCCAAGAAAAATCCAATTCTTTTATTATTTTAGTATCTTTTCCAAAACACCATAAGTTCCAAAGAACACTCCACATTTCCGCAGTCCAAAATTGTATCTCACCAGGACTTATTGGAAATCTTCTTTGGTAATCTATCATTTGGTCATACAATGTGGTTGAATCATTATATATCTTATACCATTGTTCTGATGTAGTATTTTTAATAATATATTGACCTCCTCCTGAATTATCTTGGTTACTCGCGACACAATCAATATCAATCCCAACAACATCTACCATTTCTTGTAGTAATTGGTTTTCTTTAGAAATTGGATGGGCGTTCTCATATCTGCGACAACAATCAATAATATATGAGTACGCAATATATCCCTTGGTGTCAGCTAAATAACAATAATCATCATCAAGTAATAAATCATAATTAGGTAGTTCTCTAAAGACAATATCCGCATCGTGAAGGAAAAAAACTTTACCATTTTCAGGAAATTGTTCTAACCATTTGTGAACTAAATAAGGTTTAATACTTGGTATATAATGTTTTTTATCTCTTTCATCATTATAAAAATGGACATTATACCCTTTTTTAGTTAAACTTAAAGCGCCTTCAGATGGTTCAGTAGCTCCGTTAACCAAACCAAATATTATATGGATTTGAGATGGTTTAATACCCATTTCAGTAAAATTATGACCATATATCTCACATTGCCAATGAAAATAAGGTACGTCAGGTTGTGCGGTAACGTATAATAACTCAGACATATAAATTTTTTAAAATAATAATAAGATTTTATTGTTTTTTATAAATAGGAAGATTATGGATATATTTATAATAGTATGAAGTTAATTAAAACGATACACAAATTAGTCGAGGAAGCAGAGAGAGATTATTATTCTGCGTGTGAAAGATGTGCAGATGAAAGAACCATCAAAAGACTTGAAAAAAATTATATGGACACTTTAGAGTTAATGAAAAAACTAAATAAATTAGAAGATAACTCTAACAAGAAGTAATACTTTCCATTGATTTAATCCCCCATTTTACGTATTATTGTTCGTAAAACCTATTAGGTTTTTATAATCCATATATTAAGCTAAACGAACAATGAATAACGGTCATTATGATTTTATCGAAATCGGTACCTCAGATTTTGACACATTAATTGAATTGTCCGATGATAACACTGTTGGTCTAAGTATTGAACCAATAAGATATTATTTGGATAGATTACCAAATAAAAAAAATGTAAAAAAATTACAGGTTGCCATCTCTGATAACGATGGTCATCTTGATATCTACTATATCCCCGATGATAAAATACAAGAACACTCTTTACCTTGGTGGGTTAGAGGTAGTAATAGTATTAACAACCCTCATCCTTTTACAATTAAAGAAATCGGTGAAGAATTATATAACTCTATAGTAACAATAGACAGAGTACCCACAATTTCTTGGGATACTTTAGTTAAACAAGAAAACATTCAATCTATTGATTATTTAAAAATTGATACTGAAGGTTTTGACCACGTCATTTTAAAAGATTATTTAAAAACTTGTGAAACTAATCCAAAATTATTAGCAAATAAAATAAAATTTGAGTGTCATAAGGAAGTTTCAAATTTAGAGGAGATTGAAAAATTAATTCCTAAGTTTAAAAATTACTTTATTGAAAGACACGAAAGTGATATTACTCTAACAAAAGTTAAAATACCTAGAATAATTCATCAGACTTTTAAGAGTGAAAACTTACCTGAAGAATTAAAAGGATGGGTTGAGGAATTAAAGAGTCGTAACCCTGAATTTGAATATAGATTCTATAATGATGAAGATTGTATTAATTTTATCAAAGATAATTACGATGAGGAAACTCTTAACGAATATCTTTCAATTAACCCTTCTTACGGTTCTTGTAGAGCAGACTACTTTAGATACCTATTAATGTATAAAGTTGGTGGTGTTTATTTAGACATTAAAAGTTTTGCAAACACACCTTTAAAATATATTATTAAACCTACCGATGAATATATCTTAACTCATTGGGAAGGTAGGGATTGGTCAGAGGAGTTAAACTACTATCACGGAGAATTCCAAAACTGGCAAATTATAAGTGCACCTGGTCATCCATTTTTAAAAAAGACTATTGAGATAGTTAAGGAAAACATCAAAAACTATAAAGGTGAGATGGGTAAACAATCTGTATTACGTTTAACAGGACCTATTGTTTATAGTAAAGCAATCCTATCATTATTAGATAAACATAAAATAGACTCACCTGACTCTCCTGTAAGAGAATTTAAAATCTCAGAAGAGTTAGGTATGACTTATAGAATATCCCTTAAACATCAACATTTAATATACGGCCATAATGCAAGTGAAGATGAACCAATTATCCTGAAAAAAACAAAGGATAAAAAAGCATATGTATTATATGCAACAGATTCATATTTGGATGTCGTAACTTCTTGTGCAAAATCAATACGAGAATTTAGTGACTTACCAATTTATGTGTATATGTTAAATTCTGTTTCAGTTGTAGATGTTCCTAATACAAAAACAATACAATGGTATTGTAAAATAAATTCAGATAACAATCTATATAAAAAATCGGGAGATAACTTTTTTATAGATAGAGGTAATCGAACAATTTATGACATATTAATTCAACGTCCATTAATCACTAAAAATGTGTTAGAGAATTATGTTGAGACGGTTGCTTATGTTGACAGTGATTCAATTGCAACCCCATATGTTGATAGAATTTTCGATATGTACGACAATACCTCAACATTCCCTTACTTTGTTGAGGGGATATACGACTACTTACATATAGATGGTAGAGGAGGTGCTGATAGTAGAGATGATTTAAGCACAACTTTAGAACATCCTGCTTGTGAACTATTTAATGTTGACCAATATGTTAGACAAGAATATCGTCAAACAGGTTATTATGTTGCAGGACAAAATACCATAGATTTCTTAGACGAATGGTATTGGATGTGTATTAACCCAAAAGTTTTAAACGACTTTAAGTTATATGCTCCTTATCACGAAGAAACCATTGTTAACATATTATTGTGGAAGAATAAAATTTTTAAAGGATTACCTTATTGTTATATTAATGGTAGTTCTGATATGGTTGATAGAGTTTATAATGAATTTAATTTTAATGGTGTTTCTAATCATATTTCAAATTGGGTTAGAACTCCTTCAAATTTAAATGATTTATTATTTTATCACGGAGAGAAAAGAATAAACGTTATGAATGAAATGATAGACAAAATCAAATCATATAATAACGTACCTAAAAAATTAAAAGTTTTATTCTTAGCACCACACCTTTCAACAGGTGGTATGCCATCATTCTTACTGAAAAGAATCGAGTCATTACAAAAATATTCAGACCTACTTGAATTGTTTGTAGTTGAGTATTCAAACCATTCTGACTATTACGTAGTTCAAAAAAATATGATTAAGGAAATTATTCCTAGTTCTAACTTTTGGACCCTTGGTAGTGATAAAACAGAATTACTAAAGATTATTAAGAATAACAATATTGATATCATTCATATCGATGACGTTATTGAGGAATTAGACATTTATAACCCAATACCTAAAGAACTACTTGAAGGTCTATATTCAAAAGATAGAACTTGGAGAATTGTTGAGACTTGTCATAACGTATCATTTAGACCTGATTTGTCTAAAATGTTACATCCTGAGGCTTACGCTTACTGTACACCATATCACGAACAAGTAACATTTAAAGAGTTACCTTCATACGGTGAAACAATGTTATTTCCAATAGAGTACAATCCTATCACCAATGAAGAAAAACTAAACGCAAAACAACAATTAGGATTTGACTTAAATAAAGTACACGTAGTTAATGTTGGCCTTTGGACTAGAGGTAAAAACCAAGGAGAAGGTGTTGAATTAGCAAAATCATTAATTAATTCAAACCCTGAAATACATTTTCATTTTGTTGGTAATCAAGCACCTAATTTTGAAGAGTATTGGTCCCCTATTATGAAATCAATTCCTAAAAACGTAACAGTTTGGGGTGAGAGGTCGGACGCTAAAACATTTATGATGGCTGCAGATGTTTTTATGTTTAATTCAACTTGGGAATGTAATCCTTTAGTATTAAGGGAAGCGGCTTCATATGGATTAAAAATATTATCAAGAAATTTACCTCAATATATGGATATGTTTACACCATATATAACTGAGATTGATGAAAATATAAAATCAACTAAAGATAAGTTACTTAATCTAATTAAATCAAACATTAGTTATAAAATTCCACAAGGCGAATTTGAGTCTTTTGGTGAACAATATTTTAACTTCTATAATAAAGTAAAAACTTTAGAAATTAAAAAACAAAAAGTATCAAACATTAATACTCAAATTATTCAACATTATGTGAATCAACCTTATTTTGAAATTAAAGGTAGTTCAGATAAAATTTTTAACGTTAAATTCTTTGATGAGATAAATTATTGTCATTATGAAAATAATTTACCCGCAAATCATTGGGTCAAATTAAATAGACAATATTTTACTAAATGGAGAACTGAGGTTTGGGAAGATAACGAATTAATTTATAATAACACTTTAGACTTTACAGGTAAGAGAGTTTACATCGCATTAGACAGTAAATCTTTAGGTGATTCAATATCTTGGATGCCGTACATTTTAGAGTTTAAAAATAAGCACAATTGTCATTTAATTGTTTCAACATTTTGGAATAAATTATTTAAAAAATCTTACCCTGAACTTGAATTTGTAGAACCAGGTGTTACGGTAAATAATTTAAATGGTATGTATAAATTAGGATGGTTTTATAATTCAGATTACGAACCTGAAATACCTAACACAATACCATTACAAAAAACCGCAACAAATATTTTAGGATTAGAGTTTAAGGAAATTTTACCTAAAATTGATTTTACACCAAAATCCAATCCTTTTAAAGAAAAATATGTTACAATTGCAAATGAATCTACATCAGGATTAAAGTATTGGAATAATCCAAACGGATGGCAAGAATTAGTTAATTACTTAGTAGATAAGGGATACAGAGTAATCAATGTATCTAAAAATGGTGACACATTAAAAAATGTTACAAAATTAAAAGACACTTCAATCGAAAATACAATGAATGTGATTCATCATAGTGAATTTTTCATAGGTTTATCAAGTGGGTTGTCTTGGTTATCTTGGGGTATTGGTAAACACGTAGTTATGATTTCTAACTTTACTGAACCTGACCACGAATTTACAATAAACTGCACAAGAATAACAAATCCATCAGTATGTAATGGTTGTTGGAACAACCCTAAATTCAAATTTGATAAGGGAGATTGGTATTGGTGTCCTGAACATAAGAACACCCCAAGACAATTTGAATGTCACAAATCAATTACATCTGAAATGGTTATAAATTCAATACAACACTTAATAAAATGAACTTAGAAAATTTTAACTGGGGATGGATGAATAATTCCGAAGAAGGATTGGTTCACAAACATCACATAACGTTTGAAACGTTTGAACATAAAATGTATGAAAAGGTATTTGAGGTAGAAGAAGGTGACATCGTATTAGATATCGGTGCCAGTGTAGGTTCATTTACTTATTCAATACTTGATAAAAACCCTAAACACGTATATTGTGTAGAACCTAGTGAATTGGAGTTTCCAACGTTAATTTCAAACACAATAGGTTATCCTGTCACCCCAATTTTAAAAGGTATTTCAAATACTAACACATATGTTGATGTAGAACATCTATATGATAATAAATCAAAGATGGAAGGTATGACTTTTAAACGGTTAGTGGAATTATATAACTTAGAAAAAATAGATTTCCTTAAAACGGATTGTGAGGGCGGAGAATATGATATTTTCAATGATGAAAACATTGATTATATTAAAAATAATATAAAAAAAATAGTAGGTGAATGGCATTTAGGAAGTCCTGAACTTAAAGAAAAGTTTAGAAATTTTAGAGACAAATATCTCTCACAATTCAATAATATTGAGGTCTATTCTGTAGATGATTTTAACATTAAATGGGATTTATGGAATGACCACTTTATTGAATACTATGGTGAAGTATTAATTTATATAGATAATCGTTAATTATGAAAATAGAAGTATCAATTGGTGAGATAGTAGATAAACTATCAATACTCAGAATTAAAAAGAATAATATCTCAGATTCTGAAAAATTAAAAAATGTCACGACTGAATATGATTATTTATATTCAATTGTTTTTGACGAATTAAAAATAGAAGAAAGTGATTTTTATAACTTAGTTTTAATTAATGAAAAACTTTGGGATATTGAAGATAAATTAAGGGATAAAGAAAGAGATAAGTCTTTTGATAATGATTTCATAGAATTAGCTCGTTCTGTATACTTTACCAATGATAAAAGAGCCGAAATAAAAAAAGATATTAACTTAAAATACGGTTCTTTATTTGTTGAAGAAAAATCATACAAAGAATATTAATATGAATTTTACAAAACCTAATAACGACCCTCAAAACTATTATTGGTGGAGTGAGGGATTTTCTCAAGATGAATTAAGAAAGATTTATTCAGATTTAGAATCAATTCCTTTTCAACAAGCAACAACAATTGGTGCAAGTGAGGATGATACAATTAAAGAAATACGAAGTTCATCAATTAAATGGATTCCAAAAACACAAGAGTGGAATTGGTTGTATGAAAAATTAATGAATATGGCGGTAGAAGCTAATTCTATATGGAATTTTGATTTAATATCCGCAGATGAATTAATTCAATACACTGAATATTATGACGTAGAAGGTGGTCACTATGATTGGCACCAAGATATAGGTCCTGGTGACGCCTCTAAAAGAAAAGTTTCAATAACGGTACAATTATCAGAATCAGATGAATATGATGGCGGTGATTTAGAAATTTGGCAAGGAGGTAAATCATATATAACTGCTCAAAGAGGAGCGGGAGTTGTATTTGTGTTCCCGAGTTATATGATGCACAGAGTAACAAAAGTTACTAAAGGTACTCGAAGGAGTTTTGTCTTATGGGTAGGTGGTAGTCACTACAAATAAAAAAGGGAGATTAATTAAAATCTCCCTTTTTTATGTCTTATGAGGTACAACCTCTTGTTACTTTAAATGTGTAACTAAATTTAACCGTACCTCCAATACTTAAATTAGTCGTATTAAATCCTAATACAAATAATGTATCACAAGGTTCTAATGTATCTCCAATAGTGTATGATGTGTTGAAACAAACGACACCAGTTGCATTACTAAAAGCTTCTGAAGTATCCGCTAAATGTGTCACAGTTACAGGGTCAATACTTGCTGCGTCCGCACAACTAAATCGACCTATAGCACAACCGAATAGATTACTCGAATCGGCCCCTGTACATTGAGCAATACCACAAACTTCTATTACATCACCATTATAAAGGTACCAAGGACAAGGTATTCCTACGTTAACGTATTGAGCATCAATTGGGTCTGTTTTTTCTCTAGCAAGTGCCGTTGGGATGTTTAAAGTACAAGAGTCCCATCCGCAAGTTCTATCCCCAACCCAATAAACAACACTATTTTGATTAGGTTCTTCTTCAAAAGCTCCTGAGTGTGACGCAATAACCCATTTTTGACCAAGAGTAACATTAGCCTGACCTCCACCTGCGTCGGTAACATTAACACAAGTTCCTACAAAGTTAACAGATGTCGCAGTACCAACTACGGTAGTACCTTCATCTTTAATCGAGATGGAGCCACCTCCACCACCGCCTGATGTACCAGATGTTCCTGATGTACCTGTAGGTCCTGGAGGTCCTGGAGGTCCTACTATGGTTGCTCCTGATGTACCACTTGTACCTGATGTACCGTTAGAACCTGGTGTTCCATTAGTACCTGGTGTACCGTTAACCCCCGATGTTCCTGAAGTTCCTCTTGTACCTGAAGTTCCGCTTGTTCCCGACGTACCCGAAGTTCCTGGAGTACCAGGACCACCATTAACACCTGAAGTACCTGATGTTCCACTTGTACCTGATGTACCTGGAGTACCAGGACCACCATTAACACCCGAAGTTCCCGAAGTTCCTCTTGTGCCTGATGTACCCGAAGTTCCACTTGTACCTGATGTACCTGGAGTACCAGGTCCACCATTAACACCTGATGTACCACTTGTACCTGAAGTTCCACTTGTTCCTGGAGTTCCTGGACTACCATTAGCACCTGATGTACCACTTGTACCTGAAGTACCATTAACTCCCGATGTTCCTGAAGTTCCACTTGTTCCTGGAGTTCCTGGACTACCATTAGCACCTGATGTACCACTTGTACCTGACGTACCGTTTACACCTGAAGTACCGCTTGTACCTGATGTTCCTGGAGTACCAGGAGTACCATTAATACCTGACGTACCTGATGTTCCTCTTGTACCCGAAGTTCCTGAAGTTCCTGAAGTTCCGCTAGTACCATTAACTCCTGAAGTTCCACTTGTCCCTGATGTACCGTTTACACCCGATGTTCCTGAAGTTCCACTTGTACCATTAACTCCTGAAGTACCGCTAGTACCTGACGTACCTGGAGTACCAGGAGTTCCATTAATACCTGAAGTTCCTGAAGTACCTCTTGTTCCTGAAGTTCCGCTAGTACCTGATGTACCGTTGATACCTGAAGTTCCGCTAGTTCCTGAAGTTCCGCTTGTTCCTGAAGCTCCGTCAACACCACTAGTACCTGAAGTTCCACTTGTTCCATTCACTCCTGAAGTACCACTAGTACCTGAAGTTCCGTTGATACCTGATGTTCCTGAAGTTCCACTTGTACCATTAACTCCTGAAGTACCGCTAGTACCTGATGTACCATTTACTCCTGAAGTTCCTGAAGTACCTCTTGTTCCTGATGTACCACTTGTACCACTTGTTCCACTTGTTCCATTAACACCTGATGTTCCAGACGTGCCCGTAGTTCCTGATGTTCCACTTGTTCCATTGACTCCTGAAGTACCACTAGTTCCTGATGTACCATTAACCCCTGAAGTTCCTGATGTTCCATTAACTCCTGATGTTCCACTAGTTCCTGTTGTACCGCTAGTACCCGAAGTTCCGTTGATACCTGATGTTCCTGAGGTTCCGCTAGTACCATTCACTCCACTTGTACCTGAAGTACCTGTTGTACCACTAGTTCCTGAAGTACCATTTACTCCTGAAGTTCCTGAAGTTCCATTTACTCCTGATGTTCCTGAAGTACCTCTTGTTCCTGATGTACCACTTGTACCTGATGTACCACTTGTTCCTGAAGTTCCGTTAACGCCTGATGTTCCTGATGTACCGTTTACCCCCGATGTTCCACTTGTACCAGAAGTACCCGAAGCTCCGTCAACACCACTAGTACCTGAAGTTCCACTTGTTCCATTTACACCGCTAGTACCTGAAGTACCTGTTGTTCCTGATGTACCTGAAGTTCCATTTATACCACTAGTACCTGATGTTCCTGTAGTACCTGAAGTTCCACTTGTTCCGTTAACACCTGAAGTTCCTGATGTTCCTCTTGTTCCTGATGTTCCGCTCGTTCCTGAAGTACCACTAGTTCCGTTAACACCTGAAGTTCCTGAGGTACCTGTTGTTCCTGAGGTACCTGAAGTTCCGTTGATACCTGAAGTTCCACTTGTACCTGTTGTACCACTAGTTCCTGACGTACCGTTAACTCCTGATGTGCCTGAAGTTCCAGTGGTTCCTGATGTTCCACTTGTTCCGTTTATACCACTTGTACCTGAAGTACCCGTAGTTCCGCTTGTTCCTGAAGTTCCGTTGATACCTGATGTGCCTGATGTTCCACTTGTTCCATTTACACCGCTAGTACCTGACGTACCTGTAGTTCCAGATGTACCTGAAGTTCCATTAACACCTGATGTTCCTGACGTACCTCTTGTACCTGAGGTACCACTAGTTCCTGAAGTTCCTGTCGTACCACTAGTTCCTGAAGTTCCATTAATTCCAGACGTACCTGACGTCCCTGTAGTTCCTGAAGTTCCACTTGTTCCATTAATACCTGAGGTTCCCGACGTACCATTAATACCTGACGTACCACTAGTTCCTGAGGTACCTGAAGCACCATCAACCCCACTTGTACCTGAGGTGCCTGTAGTTCCACTTGTACCACTAGTTCCTGAAGTACCTGAAGTACCACTAGTTCCGTTAACACCTGATGTTCCTGATGTTCCTCTCGTACCTGAAGTACCTGATGTACCGCTTGTTCCATTAACACCTGAAGTTCCACTAGTTCCTGTAGTTCCCGATGTACCGCTAGTACCATTAACACCTGATGTTCCTGAAGTACCTGATGTACCTGTAGTTCCTGATGTACCTGTAGTTCCTGAAGTTCCGCTCGTTCCATTCACCCCTGAAGTTCCTGAAGTTCCTGAAGTACCACTAGTTCCTGTAGTTCCCGATGTACCGCTAGTACCATTAACACCTGAAGTTCCTGAAGTTCCACTCGTACCTGTTGTACCTGATGTACCACTTGTTCCTGATGTACCGCTAGTACCATTAACACCAGATGTTCCTGAAGTACCACTTGTTCCTCTTGTTCCTGAAGTACCACTAGTACCTGAAGTTCCACTTGTTCCATTTACACCACTAGTACCTGAAGTTCCTGATGTTCCTCTTGTTCCTGATGTTCCGCTCGTTCCTGAAGTACCACTAGTTCCGCTTGTTCCCGAAGTCCCGTTAACTCCACTAGTACCTGATGTACCACTTGTACCTGATGTACCTGTAGTTCCACTTGTACCTGTTGTACCACTAGTTCCCGATGTACCGCTTGTTCCATTAACACCTGAAGTTCCTGAAGTACCTGTTGTTCCGCTAGTTCCTGACGTACCATTTACTCCACTTGTACCCGAAGTACCCGAAGTACCCGTTGTTCCTGAAGTACCACTAGTTCCTGATGTTCCTCTTGTTCCTGATGTACCTGAAGTACCACTAGTTCCATTAATACCTGATGTACCGCTTGTACCTGAAGTTCCCGAAGCTCCATCAACGCCACTTGTTCCTGATGTTCCTGTAGTACCCGATGTTCCTGTAGTACCACTTGAACCTGATGTTCCGCTAGTACCTGATGTTCCTGTAGTACCACTTGTTCCCGTAGTTCCGCTAGTTCCTGATGTACCGCTTGTTCCATTAACACCTGAAGTTCCACTAGTTCCTGTAGTTCCCGATGTACCGCTTGTTCCATTAACACCTGAAGTTCCCGATGTACCTGACGTACCTGTTGTTCCACTTGTTCCTGACGTTCCACTAGTACCCGAAGTGCCACTAGTACCTGAAGTTCCGTTGATACCTGATGTCCCGCTAGTTCCTGAGGTACCTGTAGTTCCAGATGTACCGCTAGTACCATTTATACCTGATGTTCCACTTGTACCCGAAGTTCCTGACGTTCCACTAGTTCCATTAACTCCACTTGTCCCTGAAGTTCCTGATGTACCGCTAGTACCTGTAGTACCTGAAGTTCCTGATGTTCCGTTGATACCTGATGTCCCGCTAGTTCCTGAGGTACCTCTTGTACCTGAAGTTCCTGATGTACCGCTTGTACCTGATGTACCTGAAGCACCATCAACACCACTTGTTCCTGATGTTCCTGAAGTACCTGAAGTACCGCTTGTTCCTGTAGTACCACTTGTTCCTGATGTTCCATTAACACCTGATGTACCACTAGTAGCTGAAGTTCCTGATGTACCGCTTGTTCCTGTTGTTCCTGATGTACCGCTTGTTCCTGATGTACCGCTTGTTCCTGTTGTTCCGCTAGTTCCTGAGGTACCTGTAGTTCCACTAGTACCACTTGTTCCGTTAATACCTGATGTTCCACTTGTACCTGAAGTACCTGATGTACCGCTCGTTCCTGAAGTACCACTAGTTCCATTAACACCTGAAGTACCGCTAGTTCCTGAAGTTCCTGTTGTACCGCTCGTTCCTGATGTTCCACTTGTACCTGAAGTACCGTTGACCCCTGAAGTACCACTTGTACCTGAAGTTCCACTTGTTCCTGTGGTACCGCTAGTTCCTGATGTTCCACTTGTTCCTGTGGTACCGCTAGTTCCTGATGTTCCACTAGTACCTGAAGTACCACTAGTTCCATTAATACCTGATG